TCTACTGTTTGGATTACATGGCATAAATCTTATTTTTCTAGTAATAATTGCTTTAGCCATTATTTTCCTTAGAATTTATCAATAAACTTTCCAATTTTATATCCAATAACCCACGGCCATATGAATATATTTTTCAGTATAAAAATAGAAATATACATTATTTTCAAATCTTTTTTAATCATTTTATATTTTTCTGTTTCCAGTGCAGTTAGCCCAAAGCTAATTGTCATTCCTATAAACCATATGAATAACGCGAACAATAAAAATTTTATCGTTAAAAAATTATCAACAGCCGCTAACGTAGCCAACGCGGTATTTTTCATGACATATAGAAAAGCATCTTTCGTGTATTCGTCCACTTTGTTCTCCTATATAAAAAGATTAATTTACGTCAATTTCTTTTACCTCAATAGTCAAACCTTTTAAACGTTTTTCTTCAGCTCTTTTTTCAGCACTCGTTTTATCAGCGTGTAAAGGAAACATTCCATACCTTTTACCATTTTTTCTTATATTTACTAGACCATACATTTTCATATTTTATTTCCTCACTTTTAATGTAAGATCAGTGTCCTTTTCAATTTCTTTTAATCCATGCCGGATTGTAGTAACAAAATTTCCACAAAACATCTTTTTCTGTACAAATTCGACCAAGCTGTCTTTAATTCTGGCTTTTCTGCTTGTCAATAACATTTTTTTCTCCTTATTAAATAGTTTAAATATTACAACTACATACTACAATAAGGAACATGTTACGCAAATCAAAAATAACAAAGTGCGATTAAGTTTATGGACTATCTTAACTGCCAAGCTATTATAGTATGTAACTTTTTATAAGAACGTATTTAATTTAATCCTAGACTACAGTTTTATTAACCGCATACCATTTTAAGCACTAACCTTTAATTTTTTCTAGGATTAATTACGCTGACATTTTTTAATATATTTAGAAATCTCATTTTTATCTAAACAATCGTTCTTTGGTGAGCCTAGATCAGTTATGTATAATTCGATTTTACCATTTTCTATAGAAACTAAAGTTTCTATAAATGAAAGTAAGACACTCTTTACCTTTTCCTTGCTAGATATAAACATTGGATAACTTCTTAATTCATAAGCACATTCTTCTTGATTTTCTTCATCGAAAAGTGTCATACTAATTATGTATTCATTATTACCTATACCGATTGCATAAAATCGTATAATACTTTTATTCATTAGTAAATCCTTTAAGCTTTACATGTTAAATAACGTATTGAACATTATTCGCAATATATGTTATTATTTCTTAATATTTAGTTTTAAATCCCTTATAATCAATCTTCGCATATATACACTGAATATTTCATCAGTCTTGGCAAGTTTTTTATCAAGCTTCTTACTTAAACGTTCTGATAACCTAAAATTTCTTACCGTGTGAGCTCTACCCTTTGGTCTTCCTTGTTTATTCATTTTAATTCCTCATTCGTGATTGTTCCTTTGAATAGAAAGAATAGCGTCAGCTTTTGCTAGTGCTATTGAAGTATACCACTTTCTACTTATACATGTTCCTCTTAAGTGGGTATAATTCCAGGTATATTTTAATTTAGGATTGATAAGAAATCTTGTTTCTCTTTCTCTTATGGTTATATATATACTCATATTAAAACCTCATGTGGATGGAATATTATATAATATTCCATCCACATTCACATAAAGGTTAGATGTTTACCGCAGTCTTTAGTTCAGTAAAGATCTTTGAAGTGAGTGCCTTACTAAACTTTCGGCAAAATTCAACGTTATCCTTGTAATTCGTATAATACGAATTATCACCCTGAGCCTCCTCCTGTCCCCATCTTGCGTAGCTATCAGCTTCAGCATTAGCAGCTGACAGTTCATTAGAATATTCTCCTTCGGCTTTGTAGAGAATACCACTGGCAGCGATAGACTCAACAAAAAGGATATGCTTTACTTCTTCACTGAGATTCTTACGTTCCGCGATAGCAGTAGCTTCGAGTATAACAGCAACAGCCAATGCCCTCTTACTCTTCTTCTGCTCAGGATCGATCAATGGATTTGTTATCCCATTGATGTCTGCTGGCTTTGACTTGAAACTCTCCGCGAGGTTACGCATAGTAATACGACGCTTTTTCTTCTCAGCCTTTTCAGCAACAACTTTTTTCTCTTCTTCAGTGACAACCCTTTTTTCCACAACAACCTTTTCTTGCTTTGCGATAACTTTGTCAGCCTTGCTCTTTTTCTTCGCACTCATTTTGTTCTCCTTGTAAGAAAAATAAAGAATATACAAACATAAATTCGCAAGTTACAAGTTATTTTACCATAGGCAATTCTCCTGTTTTTATCTATTGGTTAATCCTCGATTTTCGGTTTTTTAGTAAATTTTATCTCTGACTTTTCCAATTTTTCGATACGCTTTCTTTCCTTTTCTTCTTCTCGTTCTTCAGCAATAACTAAGGCACGCTTTTCGATCTTTTTGTTTATTTTGTTTGCTTTTGCATCAGCTCTACACTTTTTATAGTATTCTAAAATCATTCTCCTGAAAATCTCATTTTTACTCAATGGTTCTTTCATCAATTCATGATATGCAGTAGCATAATCCATCTGATCAAAAGTATCCTGTGGACAATACACTGGTCCGATTTTACCTACTGCGTTTATACCACCACCAGTTCTCATAGTCTTTGCTGCAATATCCAATTCTGCTGATTTTAGAATCTTATCAATTTCTTCTGTGCCAATCTTTCCTTTAAGCATGTCCATCAGGTTGTTAAACTTAGTCTTCGTCAATCGTTGATTCTGTTCTTTTATTTCCTTCATTTCTTTCTCCTTTTTGGTTGCGTATTACCAAATGTAATACAACTATATACTACAGCCTGCGAACGCAATACGCAAATTCCATTTTATAAAGTTTGATTAAGTTTGTTGACTTCCAGATTGAACTGTCTTCTGATATAGTCTATATGTTTACAATGATCATGGTATTTGTATCCAGGACAAGTACACATAAAATTCATGTCTTTTACTCTAACAGTATAAAATGCTCTTTCATTACTGCTTGACTGTACTTTCCAATATCTTTCTTCTTTGTTTTCATGATATTCAGTTATTTTAACCATAAGCTTATCATACAATTCTTTTGTATAGCTAGGCCAAGGAGAAATCCCAACTATCTTGGGATTATCACTATTCATTCCAAAGACTGATAATGGACATCTTGCACTCGGGACATTAATTGTGTAGTCTTTCCCTTCTACGTTTACAGTTACCATTTTTTCTCCTTTATGTTAGCTATATTTAGTGTAACACAAAGGAATTTACTACGCAAATCATTTTTTAATTTACTTTGAATACACACTTACAAGGAGTTACTAATTTAGATTTTTTACCTATACTGACATATCCTCTTCCATAACATTTTTTACAATTATGCTTCGGAATATTTTTAATTGTGATTTCTTCTAAAATCTTTTCTGCAATAGTGGAACATCTTATATTTCCAGTTTTTAAATTCATAAATGAAAACTTTTTTAGCAATTCTGTTTCAGGCATTGTCTAATCCCTTTTTGGCCACAGTTATTCCTTTTGCATAAGAATAAGGTTCACCATCTATCATTATAATAGGAAGTTTTTGAGTCATCTGATATTCTGTCATTGCCTTGATAAGATTTAATTCACGCCAACCCTTTGCGGCTTCTTCAATAGAATAAAAATCATAGATAAGTCCCATGTCTGTTAGACGTTTTTTAGCATTTTCGCAGTTAAAACAACCAACTTTCCCGAGTATTACAATTTTCATTATAGATTGGCCTCCTACACACCATAAGAAATACGCTGTCTCAGTCAGCCAATAAATCCACAGATAATATAATATATCTATTTCATTATATAGACAGTAAGGATTTATAGTCTCCTGTAAGACTTGGAGCAAGGTTATGTATTATATAACTAGGATAAATATTCAATTTATGTAAATTCTATATCACAGTCAGTATTCCATAAGACACAAAGTTGTATCTATTCCAGGAGGTTTACGCATTAAAGCATATACTTCTACTACTTTCCATTTTTTCACAACGTGATTAACGTGATTATATTTAACTGGATATCTTGAAAGGATCAATTTTGGAAACCATCTTTCTTTGAATGCCTGCCACCAATCTATAGGATATTTAATATTTAATATTTGTGGTTTACAAATTTCTTTGCCATAGACTCGTAAATTTGCAGTTATTATTACATCGTCTCTAATCTGATCTATTTGAGTCTCTATTGTGGAAATATCTTTTTGTATATACTTTAGTATTTTGGGATCGATGCGTGATCTTGCGGACACTAAATATTCTGTTAAAGTTATTGATTCCATATCTATGTTTTTGTGAACCTTTATATCACCCTTCATCATTTCTCCTGGATACATTTCTTTAATTTGATTGCTTCTTCTTTCTTTAAGGTAATCATCCACCATGTTTATCCTCCTTTTAGCAGACATTGTAAACATATACAATATAACCCAAACAGAACATTTGGAAGGCCCACAATTTAATCCTAGACCATTATAAATAAATTTTAATACCATAGCACCATATAAAACTTAAAGTTTCTCAAACGCTTCCTCTGTTAGTATAGCGATATTAGCTTTTTGAGCTTTATCTAATTTACTTCCAGCCTTTTCGCCAACTATAAGATAATCTATAATATTACTGAATCCTTTTATTATTCCGCCTTTATTTTTAATATCTTGTTCTATTTCTTTTCTTGATTTACTCAATGTTCCAGTGATACAGAATGTTTTCCCAGTTAAAGACCCTTCAACTTGTTTTGTAAAATTCATAAATTTAGAAAGTTCTATAATTTCATTTTCAAAATTATCAAATCCTTCTATTATATTTGATTGAATTTCATTTCCTATTCCATCAATCAAATGGAATAATTCACACAATTTTATATCCATAAAATCTTCTGGTGTTTCAATATTATAATCTTTTCTTAGCTCTATTAATATTTTATTAGCATTGCTTTCACCAAGCATTCGTATCCCTAAAGAACCCATAAATTCAGCTAAGTCAACGTTGTAAGATGATTTAGTTAATTCGCCAAATATCTTATTTGCTCGTTTTTCACCAAGTATTCCATTTTTAAGTCCCAACATTGCTAATTGCTCGAATGTGAGCTTATATAAATCAGCTATATTTTCTATTGAACCTACAACATATAATGCTTCTAAGATACCATCATTGAGATTCATTATATTACGACATTTTACCCAATTTTTAATCCTACCTAATTTTCTTTCTGAACAGTTTATTTCAGTACATCTTATAATAACCCCGTCTTTTGTAAGTTCTTTATTGCAACAAGGACAAAATTTTGGAGTTTTAATTTTAATTCTATCGATATCCTTTTTTATTCTTTTAGTGATTTTAGGAATTACGTCTCCTGCTTTAACAACTTCAACTGTATCACCCACTGCTACTTTTAATCTTGCGATTTCTTCATAGTTATGCAAAGTAGCTCTTTCTATAATACTCCCTGATACCATTGTCGGATCAATTATTGCGACTGGTGTTATGGCACCAGTTCTCCCAACTTGATGTATTACATCAATTATCTTTGCTCTCGCTTTTATAGGTCTAAATTTATATGCCATCGCCCCTTTTGGTCTTCCGTCAGTAATACCTAAATCTCTATATGCATATGGATTATTCATCCTTATTACTATGCCATCTATGTCATATTCAATGGAATCTCTAAAACATTCATATTTCAGAATCCATTCATATAATTTATCTATATCGTCTAAATTTATATATTCTGGAATCTTAAACCCTAAGTCATCCAATGTCTCTAGCTTGTGGCTATAAAGTTTCATTGGTATGTCATTCTCACTGTCAAAATCATATGCAATAAAATCTAAATATTCAGAGAATTTTCCGTCATCACGCATGATTATTCCAGCCGCAGCGTTACGACAATTCTTATATTTTTTATCTAATTGCTTATTTATTTTATCTAAATTTTCCTTGAATAATACACATTCACCTTTTATTGATATATTCACGAATTTAGAACTATCTATTTCTATTGGCACCGATGTTTTTAATATATTCGAGAGAACGTTTTCTCCGACTAATCCGTCACCTCTTGTTATTGCGCTTACTAAGAATCCGCCCTTATATATTAGTTCTATACTTAACCCATCTAATTTTTCACTTGCGGTAAAACTATATTGATTATGTTTTTTTATCCTATTAACCCATTTTTTGTATTCTTCATCATTATTAAGATTATTCAAACTTCCCATAAATGATTCATGTGTAGCTTTATTATTTATCTTATCAGTGCCAACCATTTTTAATACAAAGCTATCTGGACAATGTTCTTTTAAAAGCGATTCTTTTGTATCGTATTCTACATCTGACATAATAGATCTGCCACGATAATATGCTATTTTTGCTTCGTATAATTTCTGTTCTAATTTTTTTATATTCATAGCCTCCCCTAAGAAAAAATCCAACAGATAATTTTATATACAATCCATATGCATAAATAGATACTTAACACAATCCCACCGGATATGCTTGCGAGTAAACACGATATTTCCCATATTTTTACACCAATACTTTCTTCTTTTTTACGTGTTCTAACGGATATTGCCATATTTTATCTCCCAATAGCTAATAACCTACATAATAAAAGCTATTTATAATATATGGCCATTGATTTATCCATGCAAATACCAAATAATCAAGGATTGTTTTATTTAAGTGTTCGTACATATTTTTTGACAAAAAGCCATCCAGGAAATCCTCCGAGATTTTTGTCATCTATATAAAGATCTGCGTATATTTTTCTTGTATTGAAACAGCTCCAATATGGATGTTCTCTAACGATATCACATTGTTGATTGTGTGTTTCAAAGTATTCGTCTAATTCATTTTCTTGTAGCCATTTACGAGCTTCATGTAGATAGTGTCCATTTCTGCAAGTCCATAATATCAGAGTATGTCCTTCTGTAAATAGCCACAAAATTACTTCTTTTGCATTTTCCTTTATTCCTAATATTTTAAAGTCATATCCATTCCTTACAAGATCAATGTCTTTGTCCTTCATAAGTTCTGAATTTACAATAGTCTCATCAAAATCTATTGCTATTATCATATTTTTACCCCTTGTAAAAGCCTATATATAATAACGTAATAGAAAAAAAAAGCCACCGCGTAAACGGTGGCTCTGAGTAAAATAAATTATCTTATTCTATTTACACACTAGCATCAACCAGTCTTTCAGCGGGAATGAAGAATGGCTGAGTGTTGGCGGCATCCGGGAAAACCATGTAACGATCAGCAGCAGTCGCAAACGCAACATTGATGTTACCATTCTCATCAACAGCTACGCTCTTATCTGTAATATCGACATACGGATCGTATGCATAATCAGTCGCAGCTACTTTGCCAGTTTGAAGATTAACCTTCATCAAGGTAACAATCCCAGTAGCAACAGTGGGATCATCATCGTCAACTGCCGCAAGAGCATAAGCGTAAGTCGTATAGAAATACGCCTTCTTTCCAATCATTGTAGCACGATCTGCTTCAATGGTTGAAGGTTGAAAAGACAAAAGAGCATATTCACTAGCCATTGTGTATCTCCTAAATTTTAACATTAACTACAAAAACTACAAAACTACAAAAACTAATCTATTACTCATCCCACTTTGAATGGGTTATTTGAGTTAACAAAAAAAGTTATATACTTATATACTTCAAAAGGCTAAATGAAAATGCAGATCTATAGACCGTATGTGAATATTGAAGATTCAGTTAGTTGTTTGGATAAAAAAGATTTATACATTTCTGGATGTTTAACCTGTCCAGAACTATTATTGGCAATATTTAGAAAAAAGAAATGGATAGATGGTAAGTCTAATAAATGGCTATATCAACATCCCATCTTTAATTGGTACTGGAATGATGGAACACCATTTGTAAAAGAACTGATTGAATATTATAGATTAGCGAAAAACAAATGGTAAAAAAACGCTGGAGCTCCAAATAATCATGGATATAATCTAAGAGAAGTGTATTTATCTCATGAAAGTGAATGTTATTCTCAAAAATCACAATGGAACAATTTACATTCTAGATGTCATAAAATATCGTTATTATATAAAAACTTCTTTTGGTATAAAAGATTCTTTCGTAAATATATAAATGTAGATTTATCTAAATTCGAATATTATGAAAACATATGTGAATACAGTGAAGATGTACCAAGAAAAATTTATATGAATGAAATTCATTAAAGGTGAAATCATGATTAAAAAGAAAAAAAGGGTTTTATTTCCTTGGTTAAAATGTAAACAAGGTAGATTATACAAAAGCATGATTGCTATAATTATAGATAAAGAAATAAATTGGACAAAAATCTTCAAAGAGAATAAGTCTATAAAGAAAACGTTTACTTCTTTAATTTATCCAAGACTGAAATTCTATTTTCCTGGTATGTATGTGAAAGTTGCAAAATATTATTCTAAGAATGGACGATTTATTACTGAAAAAGATTTTATTAATCTTGCGTATTTAAGAATGACAAGTATATTCCATATCAATAAAAGGGCGAAAAAGATAATAGCTATTAGTGAGCATCCAGCTAATTCTAAAGATATTAAACTGAAAAGTTCTTATGCATTTTCCCTTAGGTTATATAAGAACAACAACTCATATGGAGGAAAATAATGTACTTTAATCCGTTTAACGTTGGAATTCGCAAAGCAAGAAAAGGTTGGAAACGAAAAACAGAAGATGATAAATATATTCCTTATAAAGTTCTTGCAATTGATATTGATAAGTCTGTTAATAGCAACATGTTTACAAATGATATAAAACCAAAAGAAGAAACAAATAGTGAAGAGATTATAGTGTGTTGGGTCATGCTTGGTAATTCAGAAAATGGTAAAATTGAATGGTTTAATATTAGTGAATTAAGATTTTTAGAATAGGCTATTTAATCTTATCCTTATAATAAAACAATCTAGGCTGTGACTTTAAAGTCACAGCCTTTACTATTTGTCCATAAGTGCATATCGCAGGATCTTTCTTTTTTGGAATATTTCTGGTTATGTCGTGAACGCACATATCATTATCCAAAATACACTTTGCCTTAAACGCTGCCTTAACTCCTGCATCATCATTATCGAATAGTATAAAGGCCTCCTCAAACGCCTTAGACAATAGTATTGCCCTTTGCTCACTTATTAGTGTACCCATACAATCAACACATCCGAAGCCTTTTAATTTGCTTGATCTTAGTATTACACTAATTACTTGAAACATATCAAAAGAACCTTCAGTTATGATAACTTTTTTCTTATCACTGCTTTCACTTAATCCGTGTATAAAATTAGTTATATCTGTTCCATAAGTGTGTAGTGATTTTCTTTCTGTATCATGTAAAACGGATCTATCGTTGAATTGTTCCCATTCACCTTTATCGTTTTTTATTGGCATGATTATTCTATTCATATATCTACCTTCAGAACAGTAATACAATTTATATCTATCGATTATATATTCTAGATTCATAACATTATGTTGCTTGTTTTCATTTCTCCATTTAAGATATTTCATCATTGGAATTGTTGTTTTTGATATAGGTGGGAATTTTACAGTTTGATTATTAATTTCATTAATTTCGTTATGTAGCTGGTTAAAAAGTTCTTTCAAGATTGACATATTTATTGGATTTATTAAAACTCTTTTTTCAAATATCCTAAATGCTTTTTTATACGAACACTTATAGATATGTGCTATCAGTTGATAAATATTACCCCTTATATCACATTTGCCACTCATGCATTTAAATGGATAGCCTTTATCTTCAGCAACAAAATTAACCCCGAAAGAATTTTCATTCTTTCGGGGATTGTGAAATGGGCATGAGCAATTTATCTTGTCTTTACCTTCTCTAATTCCTTTACATCCTGCGATTTTAAGTATTTCTAAAAGAAAATCTTTTACATCTGTTTTTTTGCTCATTGTCTCTCATAACTTATCTATCTGCTGAATTAGTTTTGCAGATTCTTCTTCTTTTCCTACTCTTTCCATATTACTAATTTTGTTGTGCAGCTTATCCATAGTTTCTTTATCTTTATCACGCAATTTTTCTCTAGCCATTTTACGTTTCTTTTTCTGATTCTGTTTCCTATTCCATTCTGCATTTGCAAAATAAGAGTCCGGCTTTGTTGATTCTGCACAATTCTCTTCTTTTATGATAAATTTTTGTCCACCTGTTATAACTCTATACATGGGATTCAAACAGTTATCGCAGAGTATCACCGGATTTTCTGACATCTGATGTCTAACTGTCTTACACGAATCCTCGCACATTTCACATTCGTATAAATATTTTGTCATACTTTACCCCTTAAGTTTCTTTACTGCGAATTCTATCATCCCAGGAAGTTTCATATCTATAATATCTTTCTTGACTGCAATACCTAGCTTCTCTAGGTCAGCTTCGAGATAAGCTCGAACTTTTGCGTTAGCAGTGCTTATGTCAGCTTCCGTCAGTTTTCCACCATGTTTTAGCTTAATCGGCACAACAAATTCTTGCTGAACCCTGCCAATCGCGTCATATGCAACATCCCAAATCTTAGTACCGTAGGCTTCTGTAGTCTTCAAAACAGCCTTTAGCCATTTACCAATTTCAATAACTTGAACCAAGCCAAAAAGAACCAATACCGCGATACCACAATAGACCAAAATTTCCATTACATTCTCCTAGCGCATGTCTTTAACAAAGTCTAATGCTTCACCAATTGAAGCATCTTTATTTATTTTTTTCATAAACCACCAAACACATGACACTTTAAGGTCAGTATAATCAATATTAATAAATTCTGGATTCGCTTTATGAATAAAGTCATATAGGTCTTTATTATTCTTTACGGTATTAAGCTCGTAGATATCTATAAAAGAAAGGTATGTTTTTAGAATCAGATATATTTCTTCAAGGATTACAAACCTTATGTCTGCACAATAAATATTTCCACTCAATATATAACTACACATTGCTTGTATTTCGCATAAATATTCCTCCATGTCTAATTCATGAATGTGGGAAGCAAATCTAAATTTTGGCACTTCTGGTAATTTTATATAAGAGTCTATTAATTTTTCTGCCTTCTCAAAGTGGCGTTCGTAAATATGCATAGACGACGAATAAAAATAAAACGGCCCTGCCTGAACTTTTAATGCTTTAGCTATCATTTCCTGTAGGACTGTCCATTCGTAAACATTTATACTAGAATAACCCCAGATTGCATCTGTCGAACGCGCAACTGCTTCACATTCAAGTTTATTATCTCGTATCACAAAATGGAGTCGCTGATTACATGCATAGTCCTTTGATTCTTTTATAGTGCATTCTTTTGCTGGATTCCAAATTATAATTGTAGCTTGCCTACTTTCTGGATCCTTTTTCAAACATTCAATAATGTAGTTTATTTGGTCTACATAAACTGCATGGTTATTATCATCGATACCTTCATATGCCCTTATTCTAGGGCCGTACCCGGCTCGCCAAGTTTTGCCGTCATCTGAAAAATCCTTAGCCCTTGGTAAAAATTTTGATAACCATTCTATGTCGTTTCTACCAGCTAATATCCACATTGTTTCAGCTAACGCGTGAAAAGGATTATTACCACGTTTAGGATATAATAAAGTTCTTGCAGTTGGATCTTCAATCTTCATTAAATATGGGCGCAATTCTTTTGTTAAAACACCTCTTGGTCTTACTTCTTTTCCATATTCCATTACATCTTTTAAAATTATGTGGCATGATTCTTGTAAATTTCTTGCTGACCTTGCGTACATAAATTTCTCCCGTGTCACCACCACAAGTCATACTTTAATAGAATATCAACTATCTCCTTAATTCCTAAAAAACACAAGCACAGAAACATAAAGAAAACTAAACACATCCAATAGTCTACAGGTTTCTGTTCATCTGATACGTTTTGTTTGTTTTGTTCCCTAGGTGCTTCTCCATTACCTATTAACATTACCAGTACCCCCTTATTAAATTGTTGTCTAGGAACGCTTTAATACTGTTCTAACAAGTCAAATTTATGGCCCATACACTTACAAACACGCTCACAATTTAAGAGCCAATCAATATTTCTATTAATTGGGTCATCTGGATTAATTCCACCCTGAAGTACATTCCAAATTTCGCCTATTGTTTTAAGCACACCAATCTTAGTTTCAAATCCAAAATCTTTTAATTTTGTTCCGTCCATCATATAGCTTCTACACTCACCTACATCGTAGTCGGAAATTATTTCAACATCTTTATCAAATTGTCTTTTTAGCATGGCCTTAATATACAAGCCTAATTCACTAACTCTGTAATTTTTATGAACTAAATTAAAAGTCATAGGTTCATTAAATTCCTTTTCACTTAATGCGAAATATTTATAACATTCCGCAGCATCAGCTACATGGACTAATGGTCTCCAAGTCTCTCCACCAGCATGTAAATATATTTTATCATGTTTATATGCATTCGCAAGCATTGTGTTTACTACTAGATCAAATCTTGGTCTAGGGCTTAATCCCATACACGTAGCTTTTCTAATTATTATCAATTCAAATCCGTGTTTTTTAGACAATTCTTGTAATATTTGTTCTGCGGCATATTTACTTTTTGCATATGCAGAATTTGGATTAACCTTAGTTTCTTCTGTTACTTTGTTATCGTTAAATCCATACACACTTGCAGTAGAAGCATAAATAAAACGCTTTCCGCCAGATTCTCCGAATAAGCTTGCTATATCGTTTGTGAAGTTAGTATTAAATCTTGTGTTTGCTTCTTTACTATAATCTGCCATCGGATCATTGCTTAATCCACCAAGATGTATAATTGTATCACCTTCGCAAAAATTACACTTTTCTTTATATTCTGTAAAAGACTTAAAGTAGTTTTGATACATAGACTTATATACAGAATCTATTCCAAAGAACCCTTTATCAATTACATGTGGAAGTATTCCATCATTGTATAATTTCTCGACGACCAATGATCCAACATATCCAAAACCGCCAGTCACTATTATATTACTCATTTCTTATTTCCTTTATGATGATTTTTAATTGTAACGTCGTTCTTTTTTTCATCAGATACAAAAGCCTTAATAACTTGGTTCTTCTTCTTTTTCTTTTTAGCTGCCATCTTATACCTCCTCATAAGTAAATACGTTACTATCAGGATTCTTTTCCCACTCTTCCAAAGATTGTGCATTTCTATCTTTATCTGTCATCAAAAAATCATCGCAAGCGTAGTCGCAATGGAACAATACATCTATAGAAGATAACAAAGTTTCCGATATTATTTTATAACTTATCCCAGCTTCACAGTGTCCATTATATTCACCGCTACAGCCATATATTACGTTAGAATCTTCTGTAGCAAAAAATCCGTGAGCAAATCCGGGTGGAACCCATAAAGAGGTTCCATCTTCTTCACATAAAGAAACTAGGCAATGATCTCCGTAGGTTGGAGAATCTTTTCTAATATCAATTACTGCATCATAGATGGAACCACTTAGGCAAGTTACTAGCTTACCCATAAAAGGATTCCATTGAAAATGCATACCCCTAAAAACCCCTTTTTTACTAAATGAATGATTCCATTGTGACATTTCGGGGAGTTTATGGTATTTAGAAGCTTTATACAATTCTTCAAAGTGACCACGATTATCAGAATAAATCTTGTATTCAATAAGTTTTAGGCCATTAAAATCTTCAATGTACTTATACATTATTTTTCTCCTAATATCATACGCATTTTTGATAAATTAAAAGAAGTATCCATAGGTGTTCCTTCTGGCGCTTTAGCTTTTTCTACGTTTAAACTACTTTTCTTAGCAAGATCATAAAATGATTTAGGTTTTCCTCCAATGTGTATAAGCCTTCTATTTATATCTAATTTCACAAAATTGGCTTTTTCTAATTTATATATAACCCCACTTAATAAGTAAGCCATTTCTGTCGTCAATAATGCACTTGTAATTTTATCAGCATATGCTGATTTATAATTACATACATCTGGAAAATGTGATAATCTTATAACTTTTTTATTTAATGATAATACGGATTCTTCTCCTAGCAATTTTGTCAAAGAATAATAAGTTAAAGGATTAGGGGTATCATTTTCAGAATAATTTCCCTTTCTTCCATCAAATACATAATCAGTGCTTATATAATACATATGCCATCCTAAAAAACTACAAATACGAGCAATGTTTCTTGTACCTAACACGTTCGTATTATAAGCTTTATCTTTATCATCTTCGCAGGCTTTCGCTCCTATCATTGCTGCACAGTGGATAACTGATACTTTACTCTTATCATTTAAAGAATTATCAACATTATATAAATAATCACTAATACTATCTCCATCTTGCAAATTCATTTCTTGCCTTGAAGGTGTTAAGATTTTTCGATTAAAACTTCTTAGATTCTTATATAAAGCACTTCCAAGTTTTCCAGTCGCACCCGTTAATATAATCATTTTTTCTTCCTTTTCTTAATATTTACCCCTATTCTTTTTAGGATTGATAATAAGTTTATACTCTTAAATTCTAAAATTTCTGATAATTGCACAATAGCTCTAATGCCTATTTCTTTTTTATTATTTATACTACGCCAAGTGGAATACAAACGTTTTCTTTCCCATCCTAAATACATCGCGTCTCTAGTTCTTATTCTAGCAAGTCTATACGCTATTTTTCGAGATGGTTCTATATCTTTTAATAATTTTTTATCTCCATCTCTTTCGACTGCAAATACTTTTTCATATTCATTAACTAACTTAGTTAAATTCCAATCATACTCTTTTAGTATTTTTATGGCTGTCTTTGGACCTAATCTAAAAATACCTGGGACTTCATCTTTATCTCCGACCAACGCTAATATTTTAGCATAATCTCGAGATTTAGGTAATTCAAACATATCTTTAATATCTTCTTCACACAGCACTTCATCTTTTATTGGTCTATATAACTTTATGCGTTTTCTAGGAATTTGAAAGAAATCCTTATCATTTGAAACGATTACTACTTTATCTTCTTTAGATAATTTTACTGCCAACCAACCAATTAGATCATCAGCTTCTACATATTTTGCCATTCCTTGCAAAACTCCCATTTTACCTAAGAATAACCTTGTATCATCTAGTTCTTGATAATAATCTTTTAAGTCAAATGGAGAAGTTTTTGTTTTTCTTTCTGCTTTGTATCCAGACCATAATTTTTTTCTGTATTTCGAACCATACATATCCCAACAAACAACACACTTATCAAAATTTTGTTTTTCTGTTAATGAATTTAGTACTCTAATCATTCCATATAATATTGTTGTGCTTAATCCAACAGAGGTCTTAAGGATACCTTGTGGACTGGTTGCAAATTGATGATAAATTCCATACGATATTCCATTCCCATCCAGCACAGCTATCTTTTTCATTTTTTAATCTCTTCTGTTAAAGGATTGTATACTTCTATGCTTGTGTTTCCCCATATTTTTAACGAATCTAGTGGTGATTCTTTGTTGATTATGTTTAGAACTATTTCTCCAAAATCACCGCTTAATTTAGCCTTTATCGTTTTTCCGTCCTTTTCATATTTATACACAATGGGATTCATCAATAATGTTGGTTTTGAATTACTATATATAACTCTGTCTGAAGTAATCATAGCCGAACGATAATTATTTTCAAAGAATGGGATACTTATATTTTTAGCTTCAATAGATAAGACCTGCCCATCTTTATTCTTTGCCACTACAATATCAACTTCTGTACCAGATTCTGTTTTATAGCTTCCGATCTTTGAGTGTTTTTCTTCGGTATATTGTATAAAATAGTTAAAAATAATTATTCCGGCAACCATACCTAATGCATAAAATGTAAGTCCTGATATAAACCTTACACCAACGATTTCTTTAAGCTTCATCATTATCACCATCCATTAATTCTTTCAATTCTGGTGTACCCATAATTTTTTCATGAGTTTTAATCGCAGCCAGCATCAGATCATTCATCTCTATTGGATCTAGTGTCTGATCTGTAGGAAATTCCAATGTAACAATATATTCACTGCTTCGAATTAATAAATTTGATAAAGATGTTATAATCCTTTTTGCATTTTCTTCATCTGTACGACTTGGGTCTGGTCTATATTTAAAAGTTGCTGGATTAGCTAGTTCTGCCATAATATTATTCCTTTCAAAGAAGTGGTACAAAATAATACAAAATAAACATATATTATATATACTATTAACGATTTATCCACGCCACATAATATTTATCTGCGATCCATATTTAAAATCTTTTAATGATTATTCAGTTCTTGATCCTGCAGTTTAGACATACAGAGTGATAGCCCTATTATTATATTCCAGTTTCTATGCCTAAAAGCATATATCAATTGATTAATAAGATTAGAACAACTACGTCTAACAATCTCAGAATTGAACCGATGTTTTCTATTCATACAAAAATATAGAATATGTCGCTGAAATTGACTTGCACTGTATAATATATCTTCGTATATAGATTTTGAATCTACAGTGTTTTTATCGATGAACTTTAAAAATGAATTAACCCCCATTGGCCATATCAAGATAGAAGACGAATCTATTCCTATCATTTCACAAGAAGCCAAAGTGTGGATTATAACACTTGCTATTGCTTCACTTACTTCTTCCATACTGTATAATGCTGATTTCTTTTTTGATAATTTTATAAGATCTCCAATTTGATAAAATCCTATTACTGCCCGATACAACGGATCAGATACATCTTTATCTGGCCTGTATTTTGAATATTTTCTTATCCATTCACACACTTCTTCTATAGAATTTATATCTATGATTGAAGCATATGGTTCTTTCCATTCATACACTATTGGTAAATCAAAATTCAAATGTAGTGAGTTATTATGACACATTTTAAGCCATCCTAGACAAAAGTTTTAATTTTTATAGGTAAATGTATTAAGCGGTTACAAATATGCGCCCAGAGCAAATGAGATAGTCGTAGTCTTTATCTGATATGTTTAAGACCTTTTTTGCTAATGGCCATATATGCTTTCTTTTGATAGTGTTTACTTTAGATGCGTGAATGTCCAATTCTTTACATATTTCCATCTGTCTGTAACCCTTTATCATCAGTTTGAAAATACTAACAGATTCTTCTCCTTTTTTCTCTAAATCTTTATTCATCAATTTAATTATCTCATTTTCTATTACAGTATTCAATGTGTTATCGATGGTCCGTCTATTGGTATGTGAAAAGAAATCTATAAAGTTCGTAAAAACGTTAGTATCTTCATCCCCATATTCTGATCCAACATTAATAGAATTTATTCTATCTTCAGAAAGTATACATGTGTGATATCTTTTTTCTTTTTTATAAAGATCACACATTTTGTTCTTAAACAGTATAAACATAAATCTTAAATATTGATTATCATTTTCGTAAAATTCATCAAACTTTGTAAAAAACAAAAACATCATTTCACTTGTTAATTCTTCAAAATTCATATCTTTCAAATTAAAAGACCTTGCAAGCTTCATTATTATTGACATAAATATTTTACTCTTATTCTTATTCCAAACCCGCTCTACTGCTTTATCATACAACTGAGCCATTTTGTTCCTTTCACAATAGGATGGTTTCTTAAAATTACCATATATATATAATACGGTAAAAGTTGCGTAATGCAACAAAAAAAATTTTTTAATGAACCTTTTTAGCTAGGGGATAGCCTCCCCTAGCTAAAAAGTAAGATGTGTTTACTCTTTTATTTCAACAGCCTTTTTCTTTTTCTTCTTTGGCTTGTCCTTATTCTTAGCTTCGTCGCCGCCTTCACTCGCTTCCTTACGCTTATTGCGAGCTTCTGTTGCCTTCTTCTTTCTAGCTGCTAATTCTTCTTCCATTTTCTTTGCGGCTTCTGGATCTGGTGTTGGCTTACCAATTATTTTGATCTTACCATCACTGTAAGCTTCAAAGAATTCTGGATGAGAGGCAATGACAAAATTCAAATATCCCTGATCAAGGTTATACTTCTTGCCATTTTCTTTTCTGTTAGCCTTGAGGGTTTCGCGAATCTCGCCAGTTGCTTTTCCATTTTTAGCTGCATCAAAAATGATATCGAATGCAACTTGCCTTGCGGTGCCAGGAGCAAACCGAGTACCAGTCCTGGGATCAATGGGCTCCTTAGGATTAGCCTTACTTGACTTCACGATAAGCTTCTTAACTTCCTTTACAGTCTTCTCTTTCTTCTCTGCCTTCTCTGCCGTTACTTCTTTCTTCTCTTTCTTATCCTTCTTGTCGCTCATTTCTCTTTCTCCTTGTTCTAAAAAACAGAAAACCACACAAAGTACAAATACATATTATATAATAACGTACAACTAGACTTTCAATAACAAATAAAAGTTTCTTTTATATAAATTTTAAGACCATCTCTTTTCTCTATGCCTAATTTTGTTAAGATTGCTTCAATTTCTGCTGGTATTTCTTTCTTAACTAGAATTTCATCCTTTTGTTCTACTGGTAATGCTAATTCTGCAGGAACTTTAATATCGGACATTATTTCTTCTATTATTGGTACTTCTGGTTCAACTTCTGGTTCGACCATAGTGATTATTTCAATTTTTGGCTTCCTTAATTTCTTGAGTAATTTTTTCATCATACGCTTATTTTTGATAGTTGCTTTCTGCCCCAGAAGATTAAATATTCCGTCAATTTCATCTTGAGTATATTCTATATTGTGATCTACTAATTCTTCATTATATATGTATGAATATTTTTTAATTTTTTCTTCATCTACTTTGTTATCTATACCAGTTTCAATCCAGATTTTTTCAAGATTATCTACAAAATTCGCAATGGTGTATGTTTTAACAAGATCATATTGATAAGCCCACAATTTTCTTCTTTGATCATGTGTTAATTTACTAATCCATTTATATTTTTCATAAGCGTTTTCTTTATTAACACCAAATCTGTAATCTATATAATTGTCATAACCGATCATATTATCATCATAAAACGCTATTGATTTACAAAAAATTCCTTCAATATATCTACCTGTTATCCATCCCAATTTTCTTGTTTTACCAACTCCTAAATGGATAACTGTGTTTGAATTATTTATTGCTTTATACATATCTAAATAATTATCAATAAATCCTAAACATTTCATTCCAAGTTCTATGCAATCTGTTTTATAGTCAAAATTCTTAGCCCTGCCCCATAAACCGCAAGATACTAAGTTATAATATTTAACAAACTGTAAAAATAATGATTCAAAACTTTTTTCCCTATTTCTAGGGTATCCTGGGCAGAATATATCATATTCTGGTTTCTCGCATACTTCAAATTTATTTACGAATTCACTTGTTTGTGGGGTTGGTAAAAATTTTAGAGTTAATTCATTATCAAAACTTTTAAATCTTGCTCTCGAAGTATCAAATGCTTCCCAAACTAATTCTTCGTTAGCTGATTTAGTTAAGACAATCCATTTTTTATCTTTAAATATTTCATCGTAAGTTGCCCATCCATAATCTTCTAAATTTGTGCATTCTTTTATCGTACCACTGCCTAACCTATATGGGTTTTCCTCATGATTCCAGTCTCTTTCACAACCTGCAAGCTTATAAAATGGAAATGGTAAATCAGGATCATTTTGTAGCAGTATTACTAAACCTTTATGAGCGTCTATTATATTAGACATCCTTCGTATTTGTGGAGTATCATTAAATTTATCAAAAAATCCAAAATTTAATGCACCAGATTCCACTATTAAAATATCACAATTTATGTCTGGTAATCCAGTAGGCTCATAACTAATATCTGATATGTGACTATTATCCCACAATTCACTGATGTTACCAGCTTTAATGCTTTCTATATTTTTTTCTTCTTTCTTTGTTATTGGAGTATATAGAGTTATATTATGTCCACGCTTCATTAAATTTCTAATTATGGGACATCGTTCTTGACTAAATCCAGATTTCGCGATATTAAAATCTAGTTCTATTGACATTGATAATCTAGCCCATCCAATATTCATTTTAAATTTTCATCCTTTTGCATTTCAGTCCGCATAAAACCACAAGCTTTTAGCTTATCAGTAGTCTTTAATCTATATTCTATATATTCTTCCTCTGTTACATTGTCTGGCAAACAGTGTATATGTTTATTAAAATGATTCCCAACGAAACAGAACTTTTCCCAAGATATATCATTATATGGATATCGTACATTATTTTTATAACCGCATCCTTCTGAATATCTATCATAAATATCACAGCCAGGAAGTGGAACTAATTGTGTCATATTTACAGATTCAACATTCATATTTTTACACCAATCTATGAACTCTATATTATTATTTATTGCAAGCTTATCAAACGGCATAAGTCCGAAGATTGTATATAATAATGCGTCTAGTCTAATCGAATGCAAGCACAAAATAGATAATTTTATTTCATTAATATCTATAAGTTTATTCACATTTAAAAGTACTCTATTGTCAGCACTCTCCACGCCTATTCCAACCTTGATTAATCCAAGGTCTCTAAACTCTTCTAATACCCCCATTTTCCACGACTTGTTAATAAAATCTGGTCTAGTTGAAATCAAATAATTTGTTTTCAAATTAGATTTTTTTAATTCAATTAAAAATTCTTCTATCCACTTTCTATTCTGTAATATATCATCGTCGCTGAGTTTAAAAGCTTCGATACCATATTTGTCAACCATTAGTTGCAAGTGGTTGATTACAAGCTTTGGGGAGCCCCTTTGAATCGTTCTTAGAGGGTTTGCACAAAAAGAGCAGTTAAACGCACACCCTAGCCCTGTTATAGTGTTTTGAGCGATCAATGATAAATTTTCTTTTCTTATGATAGAAGCGTTTGAAGATGCATACTTTTCTAAACAGCTATAATCTAAATCTTCAACATTAAAAGATTTACACTTAGATTTATAAAATAATGGAGAATCCTTAACATAGTCATATACATAAAACATTTCTTTTAGTGATTCTTTATCCATATATTGACCTATAGCAAATATATCAATATCTGGATGATTTTTTATAATATCACTTTCAAGCCATACAGTACTCTTGTGTAAAGAATTTATATGCGGTCCACCAAGAATTATCAAACTATTAAAATTTTCTTTAATAATTTTAGCTAACTGATTAACACCACCTATTTCCATTGATACAGCAGTGAACATAAAAACGTCTGCACGTTCAAGCTTGATATTTTTTATATCCTTTTCACCTCTTAAGTCTAATAAATTAACTTCTTCAACTATCTCTTTCATCAAAGAATATACACGCACAATACCGAATGGTTGATTGCTATAAGGTTCATCTAAAATTGGTTCTGGTGGTATAATGATCGTAACTTTTATAGGAAGCATGTGTGTACTTTCTTATCTATGAAAATATCGTTTACTACCTTATTGTATCTACCCATTTTACATCTTATGGGGCAACCACCTAGCCCTCTTTTGTTAAATCCTCTAACTGCTTTTATGTGACTCCAACTTCCCCAAAAATTTTGTAGCGACGGATTATCCCACTTACCTATATTGTATATTTCTCGCATATCGCAACAGATTGACATATTGCCATCAGGGTGTAATACTGGAGCCAGACTTTGTGTCCAACAGATGTCATATCCTCTTTCCTTTTTTGACATATCATCTTGTTGCCAATAAGCTTCTAAAGACTTTACCTTTATCTTATTTTCATTATTAAGATCTAAGATTATTTTATTGATTTCTAATCTAGTTTCTAAATCCCAATCCTTTTTAAATCCGTCACGTGACCAAATTAAATCTGCGGGTTTTATAATAAATTGATCAAATTCCATATCAACCGCTAAATTATATCCTGCTTTCAAGGAAGCGTAGTTTTCTGGTGTAACTACAAATTTATACGATAGTTCTGGTGATACATTTTTTCTATATTTTCTAACACCTTCTACGAATGATCTTAAATTATTTATATAAGATTCCCAAGTAAGCTTAACATCTAAAGGATTACTGGTCATCATAAATGTATTTTCATCACCTGCATTGACTGAAAACGTAATCCATTCACAAGTGTTAGCACAGACTTCTGAATCTAATGAATCAATGTGGCTACCATTAGAAGTAATTGCTGATTTTATATTCAAATCTATCAAAGAACTAATAATTTTATTAGCACCTTTATTTAATAACGGTTCACCACCACCACAGAAAAACAACCCTTTTATCTTATTTTTAATTATAAATGGAAGAAGATTATAAAACCAATCTTCTTCATCTATAAAATGTTTTAGATGTGATTTATCTAAATTCGCACCACACTGGCAGAAACTGCATCTGAAGTTACACACATTTGACAAATCTATTTCTAACATAACTGGATATGGTATATGATTCGTTTGTTTTTTATGAAAATCTATGAGTTGATTTATTTTCTCATTATGAACTAAAATCTTCATTGGATTAAAGTCGTCTACAACTGACATATTAGATTCCCTTCTATGCATTTGTTTAGCTTCGCCTGAAGAATATTAGTCTTATTCATAAATTTTGAACGTTGATTTTTATCATATCCCATGCATTCCATAATTTCGTTTAATTCTATTTCATTGTTATATTTATGGAGTTCTAAAACTACTTCGATAAATTCTCTTTCCCAATCACTAAATTGATTTTTTAGCTTATCCGTCATTTTAGAATGTATATATTCTATATAGTCTAAGACCTCATAATATTTTTCGTTTAAAGATGTGGTTACATCTATGTCTTTTGTATTATGAAAATCTAAGAAAGTATCTTCGCTAAATTCTTCATTCAATTTATTCTGATTCTCATAAATATATTTATTTCCAGATCTTGAATATTTTGTAGCAAAGTCACTAACTTTTCTTCTAATCGCTGATTTTACTGGAAAATCCCAGTCAGTATATTTAAATCTTTTAGGAAACATTTTTATTAAATTCATAACTACAAACTGGTATGCGTCTTCTCTTAAATGTATGTCAAAACTTCTATTTCTATAACTATTTATAGTTATAGAAATCCTATACTTTATATAAGAATCATATTCTAAAATAAATTTTTCTAGTATTGGATTAAGTTTTTTTAATCCAATCTGAACGAAAAAAATCTGCGATGCTCCCCGGCCCTAATAATCCAACAGATTCTGCTGGCAAAGCAAAAACCTCTTTGGCAATATCAGATATAAATTCTCCATCAGACAATATTGCCATTTTTAAAATTTTTCTAGATTCCTTATTAGACATTATTTCCTCCACCTTTTTTTTAATATCCATTAATCAACCCTTATAAGACATTTTCCAATTTTATCTGCACTGTACTTTATTAAATAACATTTTCCGCAATTCGGATCTATAATATTTTTTATTGGCACATCTAACGGTGTTTCTAAAAACAACACATAATCACTTTTTTTATTTCTAATAAGTAAGGCTGCGTCATGTATCTTAGGATCATAAAAACTTCTTATCCATGTTGTTAAATGCATTGGTGATTTTGCTGACACTATAGTTATTTCTTCATCGGTTTGTCCATCATGTATGACTGCCTTCCCAACTTTTTCAATCCACTTTGTTAGCATCATATCATCATCTTTCTAAACTTAGATTCGTTTTTATTTATTCTATTATACATATATTGTGTCATTTCTTGAGTAAAACTATGCCCTAACCCCGTGTGACACATAGTACATAATAAGATAAGATTTCCTGGTTTAGTCTTGCCGCCGTTTCCTAAGGGCATAACATGATGCTGTTCACATCCATTATTCTTACCACAGAGCTGACAGTTACCATTATCCCTTTCATATACATAGTTCCATATATCTGTATGTTTATATTCTTTTTCTGGATTAATACTTTTAAACATCTTATCTCCTAGTAAATAACTTTTCAACTTCCCAGCGTGTTTTATCTTCTATCTTTTTTCTCTTTAAAATTTGTCCACATCTATGGAATCGATCATCCTCCTCTAACTTTTCTATAAACCATACGAGTTCTTCAAATTTTATAGATTTTCTGCTTTCAGCTTGAAAATCTTTTTCTAAATACGTCCACGCAAAAATATTCAATGCAATAGCGGTTTTGAATTTATAAAACCATATAAGAACCCAAGTATTGATGTTACTTGATTCACATTCTTTTAAACTTATTACTTGATTAGAGGATACTCTCGCAAAATTTATACTATTACCCTTTTCATATTTTAACTCTATTGCTAACGCATCTACATGATTATTCTCTATTGCCTTGTATAATAAAACATCACAATCTTTTTTATTAGATCTAGGTGCGTCTACTAATAATATTGATTTTCCATTTTCACGGTATACAGTGTTAAAGTCTTTTCTTATTATACTTGAGAAACTAGATTCGCTAGGCATTATATTTCTATCCTTTTAGATGCATAAGAAGAAATTCTTTCACTATGGCTAACAGATATTATTTGAATATTAAACTTTTCTGCAATTTCTACTAAAAATTTTCCAGCTAATACTTGTTTTTCTGGTGATAAACCCGATAGAGGTTCGTCTAGTATGACCACATTGGCTAAATTATTTTTGATCTTTACAAATATAATTCTAATTATAACTCCTATTATTTCTTTTATACTTGTACCGTGACACATTTTCAGTGTAAGCCAGTTATGGCAATCACCCATCTTTATCATATATTCACAGGTCATAGCTGTACCACGTTTACCAAACTCGAATTTAAATTCATATGAACTATCAAAAAGATCTTTTAACGCTCCACTAATTGCCTTTTCAAACATGTTTATAATATTATCATGGCTATTATTAATAACATAATCTAGCAACATAACTGATTTTGTTGCTACATTCTTTTCTTTTTCTATATTAACCAGATCTTTTGATATCCTCTTTATTGTGTTATTTATTATTTTCTTACTTCCATCGATTGAACTTAATTCCATTCTTATATTATTAATTCTTTCTTGCTTTGAGTTCGCTTTCAATTTTGCTAACATTCTTTTCTAGTTCCTTTTCTTTTAATTTTAGCTTATCTTCTAAAATTTTTATTTCTGAAGATAGTTCTTTATTCGAATGAATATCTAGACTAGACAGTTTTTGCATGATCTCTTTTATGTTCTTTTCTGCCTTTTCTTTTTCACTTAGAGCAATAGCTTGTTCAGTATTTAAGCGTTGTATCCTTTTGACTATGTCTTCTGACATACTTATCCTCCTTAATTTTGAAATTCCTTAATTCTATTAATACAATTTCTAATAATTTTTTTATTTATCAGCTTTTCTAGTACTTTAGGGATATTTTTTTCTAACCTTCTTAGTGTGTGTATAACATTGTTATTTGAATTTTCGCTATTCTCTAATTCTTTCATCGCTAATTCAAATACTTTTTTATCTTCGAATAGATCTTTTACATCAACCTTATTTGAGAATACACTATCATCATGAGGAATTATAAGCCTCTTTGCCTTTACAATACTATCTGAAGCTTTTAAATAAACTAGTCCTGGACCTATACCTTTATTGTTTTCTAATGTACTTAATCTCGCAAAACTCCCAGGATTACACCATCTCCCCGATATTGGATATTCTACTAATCTGCATCCAAGGTGATAGTGACCCATAAGGACAATACTTGCATTAGATATAATTGTCTTGGCTGATACAACATTAAATTTGCTACCAATCTGAATATCATTGTCTTCTGATATCATAGAATGAATTAATGCTATTACTGGTTTATCTTTTTTATCAACCATGATTCTATTAGGGCATTCATTATCTATTGAATAATTAAATCCCGTTATATAACAATTATCAAATTCTATATATTTCTTATCAATTAAATAGAACCAAGGATATGATTCATATAGATGCATCTTACCATTTACATAAGAATCTGCATTTTTACCTGTTATATCATGATTTCCTAATATAGCATACACGTTAAGTCCTGAGAGTGTCAATCTCTTAGCTACAATTCCAGCAACATAGTCGGAAGAAAATGGACTATCAAAGAAATCACCACCATGTAATAAACTTTTTATTTTTCTTTTCTTACAAAATTCTATAACGTAATCTAGCTTTTTTAATAACGATAAAAAATAATCATCAGATCTACTAACTGGCGTTTTATTTTTAAAATGGGTATCTGTTATAAAGCAGAATTTATCAATCATATTTTTTACCACACAAAGGACAAGCCTTTCCTTTTAATTTATTGTATTCTTTCTTTATGCCTTTTAGAATATTATCATATTTTTTAATAATTTCTAAATAATTATCTAAGTCTTTTTTGATTTGAGCTAAATCAGCAATCTTTTCTTCCATAAACTGATTATCCTTGAGTTTAGCTTTTACAATATCTAGATCAACGCTTAACACACAGTCGTCACAAGATTTTTCATAAAAATTCAAGTTAGTTTTAAAATCAGATAATTTTAGAACTGTATCCTTATCCTTTTTATATTCCTTCAAAATCATATCTACTCTGTGCATACTACTCAGTATATCTTCTTTGTGGTTTATGGAATTTAGATCTTTATTTAATCTATTTAAACTATTTTCAAAAATTTTCAAGTTAGATAACCTTTCATTCTCACTTTCATATTCAATAAATTTTATTTCGATGTCTAAACAATCTTCTTTTATGTCTGCTATATAAGGAAGTGTTTTTAATTCCTTTTCATTTTTATCTAATTCTGTTTTATAAAACGATATCATTTTTGAATTGTTTAAAATATCTCGATTAAACGATTTCTTTGCTTTTTCTACTAAATCAATCCCAGTTAAATTATTTATCAGTGCGGCCTTAGTTGTGTTCTTTTCAAAGATCATGAATGGTAAATCGTAATCCATGCTCACATTAGGACTGACGTTAATACCATTCAAGTTTAAAAAATCAATACCTAAAATATCTTTTACTGATTTTGGTACATCAAATCCAAAATTATTAAAAGCGTCTCCATTTACGATATATCTATTTACCTCTGGACCTTTTTTTCTTATTACTACATCACCATTTGAGCTAACTATTTTTACTGAAGTAGTTAATAATTCTCCATCATCGTCAATCTTACACATCCAATTACCAGAAGGCTTATTATATATTATCCAGTGCAAAGCTCTAATTATTGAACTTTTACCACGGTCGTTCTCTCCAAGAATAACATTAAAACCTTTATCGAAATCGAATTTTTTATATTTATGAATCTGGAAATTCCTTAAAGTTATTGTTTTAATCATTTTTTATCTCAACCATAACAGGTGGAGTGCTTGATGGAAACAGCCTAAAATCTATTTTACTACCACATTTAGGACAGTGTATTTCATCTCCTATTTTATACAAGCTTAAATCTATTATATATTCTTCTGATCTAAACTTACAAACGTACGGAGTCCATTGTTCAAAATCAACTTTACTTTTTAGTTTAACAACTCCAAACCTATCAGACTTAATTTTAGCGTATTTACTGGAAACACCAATGCATATATCTTCATTTATGCAAAATATAATAGGAAAATATCTTATTTTCTTTTTTGTTTTTATGATTTTTTTAATCTTTTTTTTACCATGTCTTTTACTCATACAAACCCTATCTATTATATGCAAATTATTATAATTCTATAGCTATAGAGATTGTTCTGGGAATATTGTTTAATTTTTTTGGTAGCATTATACCACTGTTAGTTATTTTTTAATACGAGCGATTTTTTCTTCAATTCCCTTTAGCTCTTCTTCTTTATCAGAAACATCTTTATTCTTCTCTTTTCTTTTAATAATATTCTTTTCAATCTGCTGTTTTCTAATCTTTAATTCTTGATATTCTTCATTCATGTCCAATATAAGATTATCGTACATTCCTTCTAAAGTATCTTCGTCTAGATTTCTAAAATATTCAATAACTTTATTTTTACCAACCGCAATTTTTTCTTCATTGTATGAATAAGTATTACCAGTCTTTTCTAGAGAACCAGTTCCCATCATACCATCAATTAGATTATTAGCCAAATCAAACCCATTTTCAAAACCTATTTTAGCAGTACCAATTTTAAATGGAGGAGCCAATTTATTCTTTACCACCTTAAACCTTATATCCCTACTAACAACTTTATCTCCTTGCTTATCACCCTCTTTTGGTGCATAAGCACTTAATTCCAGACGTATGCTAGAAAAGAATTTCAATGCATTTCCACCAGGAGTTGTTATAGGACTTCCAAATACAACACCAATCTTATGCCTTATCTGATTTAAAAAAAGACAAAGAGTATTTGTTTCTCTCAAAATACCCCTTAACTTTCTCATTGCTTGACCCATAAGTCTAGCTTGTAGACCCATATGGGTCGCTCCCATATCTGCTGTTAATTCGGCTTCAGGAGTCAGCGCAGCTACTGAATCTATAACTACAATGCCGACTCCTGCTTCCGCATACATCTGTACTAAATCTAAAGCTTCCTCACCGCTATTGGGCTGAGAAATAATCATACCATCTTTATCAACTCCTATTTTCTCAGCCCAGTCAGGATCTAATGCATGTTCTGCATCTACAAATGCACATATATTACCTTTTTTCTGTGCATTAGCAATCGCATGTAACGCAAGCGTAGTCTTACCAGAAGATTCACTACCATATATTTCTACTATTCTACCTCTCGGCCAGCCCCCTATCCCTAGCGCAAGGTCAATCTGTGGAACACCAGACCGTATAGTTGGCACATTAATCTTATGGTTAGAGCTCAATATATACGCAGATTCTTTACCAAATTTCTTTCTTGCGTTATTTACGATAGATTCTATTTCATCGAACATTATTTTGCCTTCCTTACATATTTCTTTATTTTCGTGATATTCTGTGAAATAAATCCATCAGGTTTAGCTTTTCCGTCGCTAACCATTACCTTATAAATTTTTCCATAGAATGGGGTGATGTCTACAGCTTCATTCACTTCAGGATCTTTACCAGTGATTCCTTTCATCAGTGGCCATGCAGAATTATTCGGTGTTATGTTTGCTGGACACAAGGCTGACATTCGTAAATCTTTTGCTGATTCATCAGAGTCTTCAATATTACCAGACAATATGGTAAACACAAGTCTAGCATATTGTCCGAATTTACCTTCACCAATGACACATTCATCAAAACGTGCTTTGTAATATTCATCTGGCTCTACTCGCTTGATAATAGTTTCTGATACAGGAAGAGCATCTGGGCTAATATCATGTTCCTTGTTTTCTTGTTTACTAGCTTTCTTACTAGTCTTCTTTTTCACCATTTCTATTCTCCTTGTTAAGCAATTATTGATGAAGAAGATACTTTATCAACATTTAAACCATACTGATTATTTCCTTGTAAAATATTCCTTAACGACTGCAACATCTTTCCTTTAGTGACAACTGCTGAGAATATTGCATTATTCAACAATCTGTACTTAAACTCCAGATCACACAGTACACGCTTTTTATCCTTATATTCTTCAGGCCATTTTTTTAAGATATAAGCGTGTACTGCTTTGTCTGTATTCTTACCAGTCGGCAATTTATTCTTCGCTAGATAGAATTTAGAGCTATACCAAGTTTCAAAATCTATATCCATGAGCTCTTTTTGATATCTAACAATTTCAGCCAATGATCCAAATGTTGCTTCATTTGCTGATTGCATATCCATATGTTCTGCTAATTCAGCTAATGATAAATCACCACCAACTTTTAACATATTGAAAGAAAAATTAAATTCTTTTTCCGCCTGATCCCATATGTTTGCTGGTATACTTATTGTGAATCCATTAGCCTTTTTCTTAGTAATAATTCCAACGGCCTTCATTAACTTTTGTGATAAGTCTATTTTAGTCTTCATCTGTTTCATCATCAGCCTCGAGAGCAGCAATCAAAAGACCCTTTTTTGTCGAAGAATCAATCTTTTTACCTCTTGGGGTAGTCTTTATTTTACGCTTTTTGCACAATACCAACAATTCCTTTTCTTTCATATCTTCATAACTCTCGTCCTCGTCCTCGTCCTCGTCCTCGTCCTTATCCTCGTCCTCGTCCTCGTCCTCGTCCTCGTCCTCGTCCTCGTCCTCGTCCTCGTCCTTATCCTCGTCCTCGTCCTCGTCCTCGTCCTCGTCCTCGTCCTCGTCCTCGTCCTTATCCTCGTCCTTATCCTCGTCCTTGTCCTCGTCCTCGTCCTCGTCCTTATTCTTATTTACAGAATTGAGAGTTTTCCCTTTCTCTGCAAGAAAATCCCAGACAGACGAAGCTTCGTCAGCGGCTTCTTCAGCGATTTTCTTTACATCGCCAATACCAGACTTGGTCAACTGAAGATTATATACACCAGTTTTACCAGTCTTAAAATCAAGCCCGTAACCAACAGTCACTTTCTGCTCTTCGTTCTTTGTAACCTTAGCCATTTCTTGTTCTCCTAAAAAAGAAAAAAATAAACCAAAAAACAAACATAAAACAATTATACTATATAACGCTTCAACATAATATCAGATGTGTATTATTTTGTCATTTAACCTTATTTGATAAAATCACACAATTATTCTTGACAGAACTATTTAAAAGAAAATTATCGCCTCTATTCTTCTTTGCAACGAATATATAACAGTTACCTTTTTTGACTCTATCTTTTAGACTATTCCAATCACTAGCAAACACTGTAATACTAGAATTAAATTTTCCATCACTAACATCTATAAATGCCATTTCATTCCCATTTTTATCTCTATGTAATTTTATATTGACTACTCTTGCTCCAAATTTTAATGAAGCGTTTTCTTCTATATCTTCTACTGTAGATATTGGAACACAGTCTTCAGTCATAAGCATCACTGCATAAGGTTTTAAGGGATTATCTGAAAAGGTAAATCCAAATACGTTAAGATTTACATAAGATATATCAAATTTCTTACCATCTATATTATAAACTGAAATATTTTTACCATTACAAGAAGGACAAGAAGCTTTATTGCTTTCATAGTCACTTAGTTTTAAAGATATAGGATATCTGTATTTACAGTCTTCACAATATAAGCTTCTGAATACTTTATCCTTACCCCTCAAGGACATTAGTCTATCAAATATCTTAGCCCTTGGTCCAAATTTTCTAAAGCATCCAGCTAGAATTAAATTTACCATCACGCCAACGTTTACTATCCTCTTATTTATTCTATTAAAGAAATCTCCAAAATCTTCAAATTCGGATTCTTTTCTTTCATTTAGAATTACTTCTACAGCTTTAGTTCCACACTGCTTTATAGCAGTAAATGGATATATTATTTCTTTGCCAGATATTGTAAATTTTTCGCATGACTTATTAATTTCTGGTGATTTTATTCTTATCTTCATTCTCTTTGTTTCTGCAATATATATACTTAGTTTTTTATCATCTTCCATACTTGTAGACAACAGAGCAGCCATATATTCGATAGGATAATAAAACTTCAACCATGCCGTTATGTAAGCGAATACACCGTAACTTGTCGCGTGGGAAAGACAGAATCCATAACCGGAAAAATTCTCAATAAACTTCCATATTTCGTTAGCTTTTTTCTTATCAGTGTTACTATATTTCATACAGCCTTTTATAAATTTATTTTTCCATACTTTAAATTTCTTTGGATCTTTTAATTTAATACCTTTTCTAAAGTGATCTGAGTCTGATGGTGTAAACCCCGCCATAGTAACCGCAGTCTGCATACATTGTTCTTGAAAAATCATTACGTTCTTCGTAGATTTTAATACTTCGTCTAATTTTGGATGTATGCTTTTATGGTATCCACCAAATTTTCTCTTAACATATTCTAAATGCATTCCAGCTTTAAGCACAGCAGTTCTGTATAATGCTATTGAATTTATTATATCTGAAATATCAGTTGGGACCATTTTTACTATAAGATCACGCATTCCTTCACTTGTACCCATCTGAAATGTGCCAACTAGATTTCCACTACGACACATTCCATATATTTTATCATCATCAAGATTTCCTAATATGTGTTCATACATAGTATCTAAGTCATTAAATGGTAGATCGTCATATCTAGAAATTATAGAACTTATACAGTCAGCCACTATATCTAAATTTCTAAGCCCAAGAAAATCTAATTTTAATATATTCATTTCTTCTAAAGCATACATATCCCATTCAGTTACTTTTACTGGCTTTTTCTCATCTGAGTTTTTAACAGTCATGTATGCAGTTGGAACCCATTTTTTAAGAAGATCTGGTGTTATTATAATACCACTAGCATGAACTCCAGCACCATGAATCAATCCTATCAGTTGTTTTGCATAATATTCAACGTCTTCGTGCTCATCAAAAAAGTTTTGGATACCGTTTATTTCCATCGGTATATCATTCCAGATTTTAACAGCATCTGGTATTTTCTTTGTCATGGTATTAGCTTCTTGAAAATTAATATCTAATACCCTACATACATCTTTTATCGCACCTTTAGGTTTCCACTTACTAAAATTTTCAATGTGTGCTACACATTCGTCTCCATATTTTTCACTAACATAACTAATCATTTCTTCACGTCTTGATTGAGCAAAATCCATATCCATATCTGGCATACTTATTCTATCTTCAGTCAAGAATCTTTCAAAAGGGCAATTAAATCTTATAGGATCTATCCAAGATATTCCACAGCAGAAAGCAGCCATAGAGCCGCACACAGAGCCGCGCATATTAAAAGGTATACCAAGTACCCTAGCCCTATTAACTATGTCCCAGACTATCAGATAGTAGTCAGAGAACCCTAATTCTTTAATAACCTTTAATTCATATAAATTCCGTGCAACATAGGCTTGTCTAATTTTTTTATTTTTTCTCATTTTTTTGTAATATGGTTGATTAGAATTTATGATCTTATTATGAAATCCAATATCGCATATTTCTTTTAATTTTTTGTCAGGGTCTTTACAAAAGGAAGGTAATGTCCTTTGTTCTGGTTTTATAGGATATTCTTCAATACAATCTGCGATCTTTTGTGTATTTTTACACCATTCTTTTAGTTGTGAATCTGATATATAATCATCATGCCATTTTTCTTTAAATGCGACTAAGCCATCATACCCAACTACATATAAACTATGCGTATCATAAGTACCATTATTTTCTTCACTTAATTTCTTATTAAAAGATACACATTTTATTATATCATGTATTTCTGCATCTTTTTTACATTTATAATGAATATCATTTGATACTATAATTGGAATATCATACTTTTTACCTAATGATATTATAAATTTATTTGCCCTTACATAATCTTCAACATCATTTAATTGAACTTCCAAATATAAATCAGTTCCGAAAAGTTTTTTAAACTTCTTTAGACGATTTACTGCTAACCTTTTTCTTATCTTAAAAGATTTAACTGAATAATATTTATCATATCCGAGATATAAAGAATTTAAAAATCCACCAGTACAAGCAGATGTAACTATTATTCCTTCTCTATGTTCTTCTAATAATTTAAAATCTATCCTAGGTTTTCTATTAAATCCTAACTCCCACGCATAAGCTTGCATATATTTTAAATTATTCCATCCAGTTTCGTTCTTAGCTAGTAAAATAATATGGCTATAGCAATAAGGAATTTGTGCAGCTTCATTTTGGTAATCATCTACATAATAAGCTTCTAATCCTAGGATTGGTTTTACTTTATAATTTCTACAGTGTTTCCATAATTCAAAAGATCCCGCTAAATTTCCATGATCTGTTAAAGCTACGGCGTTTGCTCCCAATTTTTTATTAACTTTTACCAAAGTCTCTACATCAACATTGGAGTCTAATCTACTATAGTGTGAATGTTGATGTAAATTTATATAATTCATTGCATATCCTTTAAACTTTTTCTTACCTTAGCATTTATTAAATTTCTAAAAGAAAATGAAGCATCGAATAATACTCTATAGATTATAGGTATGAGTTTATTTTCTCCAGTCTTATAACTCTTTACTTTTATATTCTTTTTTGATTTTAATGCAAAAATTCCCAATCCTCTTATATTTAAGACGCCATTTAGTTCTACACACTTTTTTATACAATCTGCAAAAGCTTTCACATAAATATCAGCCTTTTCTTTACTTACATTAGTTTCTCTCATAAATTCGCTTATAAATTCTTCGTCTGTTTTATATCTTGTTGTTCCGTATTTTTTAGCCATCTTGATCTATAGTTTCCGTGCATTCTGAAAAAACTGTATGTAAGTTATCACCACAATATAATAACCATTTAGAAATGTCATATTTAATGGGTCCAGACATCTTTTGTAATAGCTGTAAAATATAATCTTCAAACATTCTTTCAGTTGGTACATGCTTCTTTATTGCACCAATCAATAAAGCGTATCCACAGTTTTTTAGATACTTTGAATTTATGTTAGATATTATTTTTCTTTCAATGGCTTCAGTTATAGTTTCTATAGAAACGTCTTCTATTGTCGCTATATTACTTGTTATCATATTTTTTATATGCCTATCTAAAAAGAATAGTTTGTGAATATCTTCGATACCATTCTCTATTGTTGAAACGTCGCTAACAATTTCTTCTTCACTATTATCATATACTGGCGGAATTTCATATAATTCTATTTTTAGTGATTGCTCATATTCTACGCAATAAGATGAGTTCACATTTATTACGCCCATGTCAAAGTGTAATGAATCGCACAACAGTCTCAATAAAAATCTTCCCAAATAAATGTCATTTAAGTGATTTTCATTTAAATCGAAACGCGAATAGTTCATTTGTAGGTTTAATAACTCACCATCGCCAGTCTTTTTATAAAACGTCATAGATATCAAGTCAGGTATATCATTAGAAATTTCAAAATCAATTGCTGGATCTTTTATAACTGCAACAGAAGTATTAACCTTGTATTCAGAAAAGTCTTCATATATAGACTTTATTTGATTAATACCGTCTGGTTTAACAAAATCTTTATCATCATCGATATTCATGTTTACATTGATAGCGTCTTGTAATTGATCTGCACCAACCCAGAACATTAAACGAGGACCGTATGCTCCTCTAAGATTAGTTAAATTATCAGAATAATGAAACATATGGTTAGAATAGTACATTAGGTCTTCTAACTGGTTTGATCCTCTTAATACCCAAAGAATATAAGCTATCCTAAACATTATGTTAGTCTTATCATTTATAACGCCACTACTTCTATTTCCTATAATAACGTCTAGTTTGTCACCTTCTTTTATATTCAGAGTCAATAGATCACTTATCTTCTCTATTACGATACTCATGTTTTGATTTTCCTTTCATTATTAGAAACTAATATGTCGACTTGTTTTTTTTCGTTATAATTACTAAAGCGCATTTTATTCCTATTGTCTTTTACAGTAAATGATTCCGCTCGAAAGTCTCTTGTCTTCAAAAAACCCATCTTTAATAAACCTGTTTCTTCTGTATCTTCCATTTCAGCTATATAAACATTAACATCAGTCTGGTCGGGTAGATTCTTTGCAAATGCCATATCACTAATCTGGATAAATTCTTTTCCAGAAGAAGCACCGGCTAACTGGTTTGCAGACCACACTGGCAATTGAAAGTATCGTGCTATCTTTTGTTTAATTTCTATTGCTACTTCTATCTGACTTTTCCAGTCTAAGTTTATATTACCAGAACCTGATCCAGATCTTAAAATATTCAAGTAATCTATGAAGATTGCTTTAACGTTGTTTGATTTTTTGAGTAAGCTTTCTATTTCTGCTTTTATAACATTGACTGTAGCTGACTCTGCTACATCTATAATATTAAACATATATTCGTGATTCCTAGCCCATTTCATTTTCCTATTAAGTTTCTTAAAATGTTCTTTATTTAATTCAAAATATCTAAAATAAGCATAATCAATACCTGTTAATCTACAGTAAAATCTCTGCCGAATCTGATCTTCTGGCATTTCGATTGTTACATATATGATATCTCCTTTTGTAATCCAAACATGCGTAGCTATGTCTAGTAATATGATTGACTTACCTATACCTGTTCCAGCAGTTATTAATCCAAACTCTGAATTTCTTAAACCCTTCATCCTACTATCTAATTGTTCTATGCCAGTTGGTACTCCTAAAAAGTCCTCTGGATTCTTTTGCACTCGCTTATGGAATAATTCATATTCTTCATATTTTGCTATCGGGTCTGATATTATCACAGGCGTATCTTTTATACTTATGAGTTCAGCAGTGTTTAACACTGCTGAAGTAGCCTTATCGATATACGAATCGTCACCAGCTATTGCTTTTAATAGATTATCTAATGTTTCTTTCATTCCCAGTTCAATTATTCTCGCTTGGTATTGTCTATTCAATTTATTTTTGGCAGCTATCACGGATGCCTCTTTTAAATTTTTTCCGATTGTAAAAAGACTTTTCCATAGGACACGATAGAATTCTCTTTTATTGTTATTCATATCTAAAATCATTTCGAACGATTCTTCATCTAAAATAACTCCTTCTTGATTATAAAAGTTTACAGCCTTATCATATATCCATTTTAGTTTATCACTACTTAATGCATTACTATCAAAGCTTCTTATAACGCGTCTGAATAAATCAGCGTTCTGCAAAATTCCACCAACAAACTTTTTTTCAAGTTTGATATTTCTAAAATCAGATGTTCTATGTCTTTTTCTATTTATTTTCTTTTTTATCAAGAGTATCTTCTTTTCATATAGTTTATTATATTTTGACTACATCCAATTCCATCTTTAATTAATGAGCAACCGTCCTTCTGCATATATTTACAATTGATATTTTTTATCTTACACCTGTTTATCCTTTTAAAATCTATATTGATCTTTTCAATTATCTTTTTTATATGATTCAGATCTATTACATAGTCCCAGTTTATACCACGACTTTTGTTTTTTGCTTCTAATAGTTCTGAATATAAATAACACCTTAAAGCCCTCCGCCAGTTTTTGCCAATTATGTCAAAGAATATTTTACATAATGATCTCATTTTATTGTGTAAGATTTTTCTAAAATTACCAGTTACTATAACATCATCAAAAAACTCATAATATAATGCAATCACAAATTTATTAAATTTCGTTGCATTCCATTCATCGGAATTTTGTTCAAGAATATTTTCTTCTTCAATCTTTTCTCTTTTTAAGTTTTCAACTTCTGTGATATTTCTAAATGATAGTGATATGATTTTATATGCGTTATAGTATTCTCTGAATCTATTTTTTATACAGGATTCTGGCTTAATTCTTTTACAATTAATATATCTAACCGAACAATCATCTATCTTTTTTGTTCTTATTTTTCCATATTTACATTCTCCACAAATTAATTTTATTTTGCTAAGGATAAGACCACTTATAAAATAAACTATTATTCCATCTTTATTCATAAACTTATTAATTAGTCCAATATTAATCAAAGTCAGAATAGCTTTATTCATTCCATTTTTATCATATCCACATTCTTCGATGAGTTTAGTTTTTGTAATACAACCATTCTTCAGAATAACATAGAATATTCTATGGACTCGTTTACCATTTACACATGCAATCCTATCGAAAACTATATCAGGTATACAAATAAAGTTTAATAAATCGTTCATAGACTACCTTTATTGTTTGGCGTATAGTTGTGTGTATATAACTTAAAACTATACAGCAGGATTGTTTAATTAGCCTTAAGAATACTCAATAAAGTTTTTAATGTAGGCTTAACTATTTTTTTACTGCCATAACCTATAAAATAGGAAAATAGTTCTCTTTTTGAACCTAATACTTCCATAATACGATCTTCAATAGTATTTTCAGTCACCAGATTTATAACCGTAACATTATTCTTTTGTCCCCTTCTGTACACCCTCTTCATTCTTTGATCTAAGGTAGCAGGATTCCATAGAAGGTCAAAATTTATAACATATTCTGCCGCTTGCAAGTTAGCTCCATAAGACATAGAATCACTACACACTAAAAATCTATAATCCTTCTTAGTTAAAAATTTCTGCTTTATTATTTCTGCTTTGTCTAGGCTAACACCGCCTACGATTGATAAAACTTTTCCACAATTTAAAGCATTCAATTCTCTTTTTATAATTGGAATCACTTTATTAGCAAAAAATGAAAATATAACGATCTTCTTCTTTCTTGATATTTCTTCCGTTACTAATTCCTTTAGGTAATCTATTTTACAAGATAACTTTAAATTTGGATCTATAGTTTCTGTTGAATCACAAATCTGTATGAGGTACATTAATAACGCACCAATGGAAGCAGTGTTTAATTTATCTTGTAATTCTAAATCATGAAGCTCTGCCATCTTAGCTGTTTTTATATCTTCATAAAACTTTCTATGTTTTTCATTCATGACACACACTCTAGTAATTTCTGTAAGTTTTGGTCTGTCCTTCCATACACTTTCGATTGTACGTCTTACCATCCAGGATCTTATTATCTTTTTAAGACTCTTTTTATTTTTATATCCTATGACACTGTTATAATAATCATACAATAAATAATGATTCTTAAAACAATAATGTTCTCCAAATATCTTAGGATTTATTAATGTATAAGGATTATATATTTCTTCTAATCTATTTTCAATAAAAGTTCCAGACATCGGAAAAATTAAACAATGTGCCGGTAATGCTTTTCTAATTTCAAAGAAAGCTTTAGTTCTTATAGAATTAAAATTCTTTATCCTAGTCGCTTCGTCTATTATAATTATATCAAACTGTTCTTTCTTCAATTCTTTTTTATGTTTGTCTAGTATTTCATAATTTATTATTATGATTATTCCACTATTTATTTGTAGATTCCTTAATAGATTAGGATTAGTTTTTAAGTTTTTGCATTCGTCACATCTACTGCATTTTTTACACAATGGCTTTCTAAAATCAGGTTTATCTATTTTATTAAGTATGCATTTAAGATTGTTGCCATCGACCACACTTATATCTTTTTCTTTAAATTTTGTAAATTTTAATATTTCATCCTTCCATTGATATTTTAATCTATTAGGAACAACTATCAATGTCTGTTCATATCCATTTTCAAACAGTTTACACATTACGGCTAGTGATTCAGCGGTTTTACCAACTCCCATATCATCACCAATAGCAAAACCACCTAATTTACATCCCAAAGTATTGAATAAGATATTAACAGCTTTTACTTGATCTGGATATAATTGACATTTTTTGTTATCGGTCCAAAATATAGATTTAAATTTTTTAGAATTTTTTACATTTCGTATATTACTAAACTTTCTATCAAAGTCTTTCTTATATTTTAAGGTTCCTTGTGAACAATACAGATCAATGCCATATTTTTCACAGATATTTTTTAATTCATCTAAATAAAATATTGAAGCTTTATAACGTTTTCTAGTTCTATCATATATCATCACAGGTAATTGTGATTTTAACTTAATTAGAATATTATTAAAAAGCTCACGACTGTTAGCCTTTATATTTAACAATATCCATCCATGTGACAATAGTTGAGTTCTTACACAATTTCTCATGATTACTCCATACAAAAACCGTTATAATAGTAATAACGGCTCAAGTAAAATTAGATGTTTATATATTATGTCAAGTTAATATGTTCAAAAATTGAATTATTGGAGAATCCATAATTATCGCTTAATTCGAAAGTTACACCCCAATCAAAGCTTATCCAAATTGCTTGATGTCCATATTCTGGCAAAGTTGGAGCAGGACCAACGCAGAAGATTGTTCCCGGTTCTCTTTCGGAAAACAATAACGTAGGATTATTAAAGTACCTATATCCATGTACGTCTGAATATTCTAAAGTTGCTAATTCTGTCCAAGTATCACCTAAATCGTCTGATCGTATTAAATGGCTGATTCTAGCATTACTCGAATCTTCCATAACAAAAAATAATACCATAGAGTCTGGTAAATTAGTGGAGTCTCTTATCCAATATATTTTGTTTGGAGGGTCTCTGAAATCTCCAGATACCGCGTAACCTGACGGTACATATTTTTTAGACCAAGAAACACCAGAATTGTCAGAAATCCAGAATGGGGTATTTTCGCTTGGTGTACCAATTTTACTGCCAGATGATGCACAAAAATATTTCTCCTTCGCTGTAAGGTTGGTCGGAGATGTCGTAAAATATCTAATCCAAACGTCTCCATATCCAGGATCGTTTAGGTCACCTTCTAAAAGTATTTCATGACTCCAAGTGGTCCCCGAGTCTGTGGAATAGATGTTATAAATAACTCTATAACGATCAGATGTATCTGGGATTTCCCAGTTCATCACTAGAGCAGTGCTAACATAGGTGGGATATGTGGAGTGGTATTTACTTGACTCCAATATGCTTAAAAATTCCCAAGGTGCGGATTTATAAGTTTTAAGGGTTCCAATTTTTGCTTCCAATTCTAAGTTTCGATACCAAGTTACACCATTATCAGAGGATTTAGCTATACATCGCGTTTCATTTAATGGACTACCACCCGCGTCTTTTGCCAAATTTAATGAAGCAAAAATTTCGTCACTATCTCCCCTGACGTAAGATAAATTTGAAAGATATGACTGCAAGTGTACGGGATAAACGCCACTATAATTCCACCAAGAAGGGTAATTAAAAAAATGTCCGCCGCCTGGATATGATGATATCACTGTCCAATTGTTTCCAAAATCAGAAGTTATCTCCCCCAATAGAGTATAGTCAGAATAACTTGAATAATCATCAAGAGTAAAATGCAGTAATTCTAAAGTTGATTCCGTTGCTGGATACCATGTTGATAAAGCTCTTGTTCCACCTGCGTAATCACCTATTTTTTCAGAATAGCTTTCTATGTCATCACTGTAACCTAAGTAACTATCACCTAATGATCTAGAATTCGAATATGATCCAGATAATTCATAGCCCAAGCTAAAAAAACGCACTGAGCAGCGCCCCCCCGTTGTCCCATATGCATACAATCCTCTTTTATTAAGACTTAGTTCAAAGCTATCTGCTGTTGACCCAACTTTATCATTAGGATTTATAATGTCATCCGAACTATATCTAGCATTATATATACCCTTCAATTGCAGGAATCTTTCTTCATCTATTGCTAAATCATTATCATCTAAGATTAAAATATTTTTCATACTATCTTCAGTTGGTCTAGTTACTTCATAGTAATCTCCTACGTATTCCGCTTCCATAACTCCATTATCAGGTATTATATCTTCATAAATATTTTTTACCTTTATCCAAGAATTATCTTTGGAAGTCATTAAAAGACATTTTATTGCAGTGTATTCTTCATCGTCATTTTCTGATTCCAATGCTATACACGTATTTAAAGAATAGATGTCATCGCCAAATCCTGCTATTTTACCTTCCGTACTTATTGGGAAAAGCGGTGTTCCATATTTTACTTTTGTATTTTCATTAGATTCAAAAGCGATTAGTATAGCACCTGTTATTTGTATAGAGACAACATCGTTTTCTTTATTAACTTTATGTACTGTTACACCGTATCTAAAATCACTATTATTACTATCTATATAATCGCAAGAAGGAAGTCCACCCATCTCATCATCTGCTGGATCTCCATCGTCAATTTTTCTTGTCCATATTCTAACTAATCTATTTGATTCAAGACCATCTTCATTTCTACAAATAGCTCGCACAATAGTTTCTTTATTTTTTGATTTAACTGCTTTTGAATCGCCACCTTTATTTATATTCTTTACTTGTGCTTCTACCTTTTCTAAACGCCTTAAAATATAAGATTGTTCTGTTGGATTCATCATTTACTCCTGGCTAACCTTAATACACTGGATTGAGCACTTCTGTTTTCTGCAGAAATGTTGGTTGTGTAAACGTCGCTATCGCTCTCTTTATTATATGACACAGTTCTTATATAAGAATCTAAATCATAATATCCACTATTAGGTCTATCAGTTTCTGAATTTCTAACTTCTTTTATGCCATCAAGCGGATCATATGTTAAATCTAATCTCCCTAGGTCTGCACTTATAGTTTCTTTATAAGTATTCAATCCATCAACCATATCCATTACTGTTTGTATAAATATAGAAGAAGTGTCTATTATAAAAAGTTCTCTTAATGCATTATCGCTATTTAACATATTCCAATCTACGAACTGATAGTTACTGCTAACAGTAGTAGGGTATATTGATAATCCAGTTTCAGAATATTCTAGTTTATGACCATTCTTACCATCAGGTGTCGGATATAATGCTCCAACCCTTAAAACGATATTTTGTGAATCATCAAAATGATAACCTATTAAATTCATACCATTATATTTTGATCTTTTTCGTGAACTATAATAATCAAAGACTTCAGAAAGATCACTAGAAACAACACATGTCATAAAAATACGTCTATAAGAAGTGTCTCTAAAATCTACAGGCAAATCTCCAGAAGCATCAGAAGCGTGTGATATAGAAGTTAATTTTCTTTGAAATTGTGGTTCATCAAATTCTACACTTTCATTATTATTTCCGATAGAGTAGCTTATGCCTCTTTTTTCTGGAATAATCCATTTCATTCTATTATAAAATTCTTCTAGCTCGCTATCAGATAAATCTTGTGATTCTTTATTCTTCTGATCATATATATGATATTCCATATCTTCATCATACATAAACACAAACGGCTTTTTATCATCAGTATTAGTTACCTTTTCACTGATTTTATATGTAATTCCATCTGCTGGATCAGGAGAAATGTCTACCATGGATTGATCTGTTAATGGTGCTTCTATACTACGTTTAACGTTTAAGTGTGATAAAATTGAAAACGCTATTTCATCGCCTGATAAGTGACCCGTATAATAGTTATTTATCTTACTTGGCCACCTATTTCCATATGGATAATTTATCGCTGAACCTATATTTATATTTGTGTGCGCCCCAAGTACGCCAGAATTGGCAAAGTTAAAATTAGGAGCATATACTGTAAACGATCTATATATCGATTCATATCTTTTTTCTGTTTCTGTAGTAACAACTGCGTTTTCTTCTCCCTTAATGAACCTAATCCAGCAGTCAAAATCCTCTTTACCTTTAAAGTCAGAAACAACTTGTCCTGAAGGAATATTACTTCCATCATAATCTTCACAGTCTCCCGGTGTAGATCCATCACCAAAATCATAATCCCAAGTTCTTTCATCATCTGACGGTATAAGATATCTTGGCCAGTTAGGATACAATTCTAAAGTTGTTTCTATCTTCAATGCTCCACCAATACCTACAGCATGTGAAATTCTGTCTTCGATTGATCTATTAATAGTTATAGATGCTACGTTGGCTTCATTATCATCTGTCGCTAATTTCTCTCCAGTACCTATAACTAAAACTTTTCTTTCACCATCAAACATCTCTGCCATCATATTTTGAATTTTTATCTCTATCATATCTCCGTGATATAGTATATCCCAAGCCCAATCTCCAGGGATTGCTTTTATGGCTTTATCGAGAGCTTCTAATGGATTCAGAGAACTTATATCAAAACTAACAGGTTGAATAAAAGTTATATCAATGTCTTCCGCAACTGTAGATTCTGGATTTCTTTTTAATAGATAAGCTTTAACATCTTCGTGAAAATTTGCAATCTTATCTAGACCAGTTATTTCTATTTTATCAACATTCACATACGGTAAAATCCAAAATGTAAATATGTGCGAAATTATCTGTGCATAATTCCAATAAAATGATAATTCATAAACATCATTGGCCTGATCTATTAATGGTTCTTTGAATATTACTGTATTGTCTCCATAAATATCTGTGGCGCAGTTAGGCTCACCGTCAGGATTAAATATAGTACGCTCAGACGCATTATAACCTTTAGGGTAATTGTTTAACCCAAGTGTATATCTAAACCGTTCTAGACGCCTAAAATCATCGTAGATTGCCGGATCAGATCCTTGACTTTCTCCTCGGTTATAATCCATAGCTTCATAACCTGGAAAATTTCTTATAGAAGTTGTATATATTTTTCCTCGCACTCTTCCAATTTTTGTTAATGCCCATTTATAATCATATGCGGTTACAGTGACATTGTCTGATCCAGAATCTAATTGCCCGACTTCTGCTACCATAAATCCTCTGAACACAATGTTGTCAGCAGCATACAATGGATCACCACTGATTATTTTTATTGGAATACAGTAAACTGGAATATGATCTCCAAATACATAATCTGCAATTTCTAACTCCGCAACACCGATAGTTTCATTTATAGAACGAGTTACACTTTTAACTCTGATCTGCGTAAAATCTAATTCTGCATTTGTTATTTCTACACCATCAACATCCAAAAAAACTGTATCAGTATCTGGTAATACAAATAGTCTATCGCTTGACATGCTTACGGGTTGATCATTTGTTATACTTATATTTACCATTAGAATATAGACTCCGTAGAAATAATAGTTGCGTTATCAGGAGCATCACCATCAACTTCTATTGTGTATTCATCAGTGTTAGTATCTTCTACACTATCTGAAGTTACTGATCTGACTACAAATTTAAACTGTTTGTTTTCATCATCTGTATGTAATGCCGTAGTTGTATATTCTTGAATATAACTATTCTGTCTAGTAAATGAGAATTTTGGAGTTACATAACTGATTGTTCCTGTTGCGTCATCATGATATATTCTGAAAGAAGCTGCACTACTGCCATACAACCAATAAAATCTTACCTTGACCTTACCTACTGAAACTCTTGTTAATGACAATCCAGTTATCTTTGCCTTACCGCCAAATCCAGGACTTGGTGGTTTCGTTGCTGCTACTGGGACAGTTATAGAAACTGTGTCTAAATTTATACTTTCACTACTACTAGTTAATGATTCCACGACAAGTAACCATTCACCATTGGCCACAGCGAAAGTTGAAGTTAAAAGACTTCCTATCACTGTACTTAATACAGTAGTCCTATCTATAACTATTCCTGATCCTCCATTACCATACACTTTATAATTAGTAGGAGCACCATTTACAGAATGACTCCAAGTCAAAGTAATATTACTTCCTGATAAAGTTACTGCGACATTTTTAGGTGGTAAAGCATACCCAGAAACGGTTGCAGTTCCTTCAACTCCAGAATTAACATTATCTAGATCATCCATTGATATCACTTTAAGTTTATATGCCCCATTAATTAATGATTTTGTAATTAGTTCATAGTAATCATATGGACTCGCATAAGTTCCATTTAATTGTATAAAGGTTCCAGTTCTTAGTGCATCCATTGTTAAATGTTGACGATATACTTCGTCAACATTTTTAAATAGTATCGGATGTTTTGTTGATATTATTTTCATTTTTAGCTCAATGCAACATAAGTTTCAACAGATTCTATTTCAGTAGAATCATCCAAAGTAATTTTTGCTTTCGCATAATATCCACTAGAAGCAGAAAGCGTAGGGCTACTCTTAGTCATAACAAATATTCCGTTAGTTTCAGAACTACTCGTTAATTGAAAACTTAATGCGTGAGCACTTGTATAAACATTAATTTCAATATCTGAAAGATTGGCTGTAACTATTTGTCCATTCTGCATAAGGTAGGCAAAGAAAGTAAGAACGTCTGCATCTCCATCATAAACTGGAAGAAGAAACACTTCTTTTAATTCTGGTAAAGCGTCGACTTCTGTCAATATTTTTTTATTGCTAAAATATTCATTTTTAATATCTATATATCTATTCGTATCACTTAATCCTGCCCCACAGTCTATGACGCCAACTGCCCTATCATCTGATGGTACTGTTAAATCATATCTGTACCAGCCAAAGCCCACTTCTGAAATCGCTGGCTGACTAATATTCACACTATTAGATTCACGTTTAAGTCCGACCCAACTTGGAGATAATCCTGTAACATATATTCCATCACTAGCGGCGTGAAAACTTTCAATAGCCATAGTATTAAACTCCTATTTGGGATATATTGCCCTTATTTCAGACTTAGATAACATTTTTGATTTTTTTAATAATCTACCACCACCTGTCCCGGTAATTGCGTCTATTGTTCCTATTGGACTAGATTCATAAGATCCAGTTTTATTATCGTAGTATACAATGTGTGATTCTATATCAAAGTCATTTGCTTCTTTAGCTTTAAATCTCATCCTTATTTTATTTCCAGGCGTCGCTTTATTAAATATATATCTAAATCCAGGATTTGACAATGCGAATATTCTTATATTAGAAGCTATGTTAATATTTTCTAATTGTACTTTAACTTCTGTTCCAAAAAATTCTTTATAAAACTCGTTATCTATGTATACTGCGAATGGTACTCTTTCATATGGTAAATAGTAATCAGATACTAAATCATAATCTATATAAACAATTAACGAAAGTGGATTATAGTAATCTCTTCTTGTCTTTTCTATATTAGCATTAGTATTTATTCTAGTATGTTTAATATTAAACAGCTTTTCATAATTTCTTGTTATTGTTGCACTTAAAGTTATATCGAATTCGGATTCTTCTTCTTGTTCTTTTGCTTCTATAATTTTTGCGTCCAAAGTTATATCGAATTCGGATTCTTCTTCAGCATCTTTACCACGATCTCCGCCAGCAGTAAGTTCAATATCAAATTCGGATTCTTCTTCAGCATCTTTACCACGATCTCCGCCAGCAGTAAGTTCAATATCAAATTCGGATTCTTCTTCAGATTCAGAGTCGGAACTTGTATAAGCGGAAGTTGAAGGAATAAAGTTCGCAGTCCATCGTGCAATGCCCTTACTTACTCTCAATTCGTCAACATTTCCAGTCATAATATCGGTTGCAGGTGAGCCACTAACCAGACTACAGCCAATAGTGACATTGGCGGTTGAGTCATGTAGCGTATAATTCATTGCTTGAGATGACTGCAAGATACCGTCGACGAAAAGAATTACATTATTCCCTGATCTAACAAGCGCGAGATGATACCATGTGTCGGCAACTATGGAATAAGTCCATGGCAATATAACGAAATGACCATCACTGTGAGCTCCATCATCTGAGAAGTACACCGAAAAGCCTGTGGCTGTAGCCAAAAATGACCATGCTCTTTGATTTGTACCTTGATCGTAATGGGCCATGATCGCCTGTGAACCTGTTGGTGTTTCTCCCCATCGAACCCAACAATCGATAGTGAAATCACCGACTCCGAAATTAAAATCCGCATGATTCTGCACTGATAGATAATCACCAGTACCGTCAAGCAACAACGACCCGGTGCCAAACTCCTGCAAGGCAGTATCAACCTGCGCATCAGCATGAGCAGTAACAGTGTGGTCGCTTGCAGACGCATCAGGGAACAATTGAGAACCATCAACCCCGTCACAATGCAATAAAAGTTTTGTATACGAATCATTACCGGCCATTTATTACACTTTCTTCTGAGCCTTCAGAGTGTACTGAACTTTTAGAACATCATCGTCGTTTAACTCTTGTCCAGATGCAAAAGAACCTGTAACCAGTAATGTACCGGCTGTACCACTTTTTGCGCTTCCAGATGTAAGGAATGCACCATTAATAGTCTGGCTATTAGTATCACAAGTAAATTCTGTTCTTACGGAATTTAATGAACTAACAATACCAGCACTTTCAGTCGGATCAGCGTTATCCCACAATGGACGAGAAGTTTCACTATAGTTAATGTTTTCTGTCCATCCTGCGTGAGAATTCATTACATCGGAATTAGCCAAAGACGCGCCAGTATCAATTAATCCCATATAGAATGTCAAGTCAGATGGTTTTGAATCCTTAAAACTTCTTTGCATTAACCAAAGAAGTCCAGCGTTAGTCCATGCGTTGTTAAAATTTTCTTCCCATTTTTTATTACCATACTTATCATAACATTCTACAAAAAATGTTCCACCAATTCCCACGACATTACTTCTTTTTAATCTACTATTATTGGTAAGACCCATCCTATTCCTCCGTTTTAAATTTTACGCCAATTTTAAAATTGTCTAAAGCATCTTCAGTATCGCTTAAATTACATTCCATTTTTAACCAAACTCCTTGACCTGATAATGGGGGTAGTTCCCCGTCACCATTGATTCCAGCGTCTATAGCATTGTCACTATGAGCTTCTATAAAAGAATAATCGTCGAATGATGGTTCTACTATTCTATTTTTGATTGTTTCTTCACCATCTAATATTAAGTTACCGTTAATATCTCTTTCTAAAGCGAAAGAAACGATATTATTCCTTTTAGTATTATATCCATATATTCTTGTATCGTACATTGTATCTGTAGAATTTGAATTAAAAATGAATAGTTTTGTATATTGATAATAATTAGTGTCACTGAATTCACTATTCTTTATCATACCCGGAAGAAATATATTATTGACTTCGGATCCTATTATAGAAGCATAAGAATTTTTACCACCAATCTTTGATCTATGATCTGGCGAATGTGAAATAGGATGTGTAAGTATTACATCACCAATGACAACTGCCATATCTATATCCTTATCTATTTTTTAGATTATCGAATTTATTATCGTAGAGCATATTATCGCCAAAAGATATAAATTCTATATCCTTATTGTTTGCAATAAAATTCTTACAACTTTCTAATGATTGTAAAAATGTCAAGTTAGTTAGTATAGGATTGCTATTTACTGACTGAACTAATTCTGGAGAAAGCCTACATATCTTATCAAAGTCTAATTTTTGAAATGCGTATTCTTTATAATTATTATATGAAAAATCTAATCCGAATATCTTAATACTTTTATATCCTAAATATTTTAGTATTGTCAAGGCACTATAGGCAACCGTAACACCAGCACCTAGCATTGGAAGGTCTATGTAGGCGTTCACGAGCTGTTTGTGACCACAGTTACTTGTACTAAATAGTGCAAGCTTACCTTGTACCTTAACCCAGTCCTGGAGGCATTTATAGTGTATCACTGAACTAGCAAATAAAATCTTATCTTCAATATTTTCTAAATCCTTAATAGCTCTATCATAAACATCTTCATTGGGATGTATTACAATAAGATTTTTCCATGATATTTTAAATTCATTTAATAGTTTTCCTGCTTGATTAAGACAATATACATTATTATAATCAACTATATTATCTATCAGTTCAATATAGGTTTCTTCTAAAGAAGCACCATTACTCACTAAAATTGCTTCTTGTCCCCTTTTGGAATCTTTCAGGTGCTTTATATTGTTTTCATCTTTATATATTCCAAGCTGATTATTCTTAACTATGTTCATTGCCCAGTCATCATTAAAGCTTTCGATAACCTTTTCATTAATTAATAAATCTTTTGAAAAATATCCTTTTAACTTTCTTGAAGGAACTAATCCCATAATCTTTTCTATGTCTTTTACCCTATTTTTATAAGTGTGATTTCCTAAACAAAAATTCATTTGATTTGCTACAACATCTGATCTTATTGATTCATTGTCTAAATAGTGATCTATTAGTTCTTTTAATTCTTCATGGTTATTGTATGTTGGAAATAGATTTGCTGGAAATAAGTTATTAATGTCTTCTCTAGAATTATCTGTTAAAACTAAACAATTGGACAAAGCGCATTCGTATATCCTTGGAGATAAATTTGTAGCTTTTATTTCCATTTTGTTAGCCTCACCAAATATACCACACGATAGTTCGTTTCTAGGAATATCGATTGCAATTTTCGCGCCAGCTACATATTCTGACATAGTGTTTATATCAATCTTATTTTCAACGAACCATTTACCTCTTGGATCAGTATAATCTATTTCAAATCTTCTAGCACCAACACATTTAACGTTTCTATTTTTAATCGCATCATACATACGATCGTCCATTATAAAATCTACACGTTCTCTATAAAAACTTCCACCAAATAATACATCACTTTTATATTTTTCGTCAATATCTCTTGGATAAAATATATCGGGATTAGCAGCCATAGGTAGAAAGCTACAATTTTTATGTCTGTATACAGTGTTCCTTTCATTAGAAAACACATAATCATAGTGACTTGACCATTGTGTGCTAACGTCAACTTGTTGTGGTTCATCAGTTAATATTAAAGCAGTTTTACAGCCTAACTTTCTTGCGCTATTTATAACTGAAGGATTTATATGCCATCCATGGATTGCTATGATCACATCTACTTTATCTTGTATTATATGATTTAGAATTAAACCTGATAATTGTTCAGTTATTTCCATCCAATTAAATTTTCTATCAATATGTTCCATCATAATTTTTAGATTTTTATAATAACCATTCGTGTCGTATTCTATTACCTCATAACCAGAATTTGTAAAAGCATTGTAGTAAGCTTCTGCTACTGCCATTGTGCTATAATCAAATCCTGGATCTAATATCATTATCCGCATTCAGAATCTCCCCAAAAAAAATAATAACGTATTTTATAATCATACATTATTATAAATAACACCTTAAATATATCTATTAGTTAGCATTGAAGGGGCGTTAAAAACTCAAGGTTGTATCTTGCTCCTGCAAATATTTTATCATCCATCCTAATATTCTGCAAAAAACAGTTATTCCAAGTATTATCACCAGGAGCATTATATATTAGTGTCCCAACTTGACCCAATGGACCGTTTATCATATTGTATAGGTAGGCTTCTATAGATGTTCTTGTCTCATTGTCAAACATAATAAACCAACATTCACAAGCTATTCTTTCAAATCCACCAGATTTTACAACTTGTCCTTCTTTACCATCCTTACCTGAATTAGTTTCAGTTATGTTCATTTCCAAGTTTCTGATACTATCTACATTGTGCCAGAAGTAAAAAATATTTTCAGTATCATCTAATTGTGTAGTCGTAAAACTTAAAGATCTTCCTCTTCCAAGTTCATACAGATCTGGAGTGGATAATTGATTTACTACACCACAAGAATCTTGATCACCTAATAAAAAATCTATGGTGTATCTTATATATCCGTCAGTAATAACTGGATCGAAATTTGTACTTACTGGATAAGCATTGCTATAGGAGTTTCCACTCAATGATAAAGTTCCTGGTGATTTAGCTAATTTTTCATTCAACTGATATTGAAAATATTCCACTGTTGTTTTAGTTGTATCACTTGGAGGAACTAAATAGATATTAGCAGTTACATTTTTAGATATTTGATTTGTAGGTTTTATTATACCACCTATTGTTCTTGGAAATGTCTTTATATTTGGAGAGCTTGACCCATTCCATACGCCATATCCGTCATGGCCTAATTGTAAAATTTCACCATCACTGTTTGTAAAGTATGGTATCATTTTATTTCGAAGCCGTTGTAGGAGGAGCATATCCGCGATATGAATAAAGTTTATCTGAGCTATTCAAAGAATATTCCTTTCGAAATGGATTACCCTCTGTTGAATTATTTAAAATCATAACTAACAAATCATTTCTTTTCTTACTACTTTTCATTATTTCTGCATGACGTTCTGTAGATAGTGCGGATTCCTTTTCAATACGTTTTTGTTCTTCTGATTTTTTAGCTTCTTCTGTTTCTTTTATAGCTTTACGTCTAGCTTCTTCTTGAGCAGCTTTATCTCCACCTTTAGCAGCGATTTCATCAGCAGCTTTATCACCTATCCTCTGTTGTTTAACAATTTCTCGTTTAACAATTTCTTCCCTTTCAACCCTTTCACGAGCAGCAGCTTGATCACTTAATGGACCACCATCTTTTTTTACTTTATCAGCGGCAAGTTGTTTCTTATCTCCTAACCTTCTAGCTTCGTCTTCTTCTAATTTAGTTAATCTTTTTTTAGTCGATCTCACGCCATTTTTCTTTTCATTTATTTCTTTTATGCGCTCCTTACTAATACCAGTCTTATCAAATTTATCTTTAAATCTTTCTAAAACCTTTTCTTTCTCCGCTTCTGTAGCAGCTTCTTTGTATGTTTCTAAAAAATTTGTCAAAAGATCAAGATTTTCTTGTAATACTTTTTTTTCTTTCTCTTGTGTTTTAGTTAATTTTATCTCTGACTTTTCTAGTTGTTCAAAATATTTCAATCTTTGTTCTGAATAATTTTTTACATATTGTACTGCACCTATTGTTTCTTTTGTAGAAGCACCAGGAACATCTCTAGTTATACCACCCTTTCGCTCCGTTGTCTTAGATTTTACAGTAGCCACTGCTTCTTCATATCTTTGTTTACTTGAATAATCTGGAACTTTT